TCCTCTGGTAGAGGGATTGTACGGCAGCGCATTTTTCAAGGTTCCGGACACAAAAATTCTTCGCGTACCTATCACCATGCTGCAGCTTACCCGCCTTGGTTTCGAGACGTTGAATCCCGTTACAAAGGAAATCGTGAACCGTTATTGCCAGAAAGTCTTCCATCTTGATGGATACGAAGACTATTTTATCAAAACGGGCACGTATTCTTCCAAATACGAATTCCGCAACGCTCATATCCATAACCCGAAGGAAATCAATGAGATGGGCGAGTATTTCTTGTTTTTGAATCATCTGACATGCTCGATGGCATCCCCTCTGAACAATCGCTGCTTCTACGGCGCGAACACCACGAACGAGTGGGTCGTCAGAGAATACATCAAGGACAAAGAAAATAACCCCACCATCTACAACGGTTTGCCGCTGCACACTGAATATCGCGTGTTTGTGGATTTTGATACAAAGGAAATCCTTGGCGCAAGTCCTTATTGGCGCAGCGATGTTATGAAGAACGAATTCAAAAAAGTCAGCAGCCCACAGGAACGCCATGATTATGTTGTCTACAAGATGCATGAAGACATTCTGAACCAGCGTTACCACGAAAGCGTTCAAACTGTTCTGGCTGAACTGAAGAAGGTTATTCCTCGCATTGAGTTGACGGGGCAGTGGAGCGTCGATGTAATGCGCAACGGCAATGATTACTACATCATTGATATGGCGCTTGCTGAGAACTCTGCTCTGAATGACTGCGTGCCGAGTAACCGCCTTCGTGCTTATCCGCAGCAGTGGCTGCCGGGTGAATCGAACAGCTGATACTCCTAGAACGAAACTTTGATTCGGATTCTTTCAGCAGAAAGCGTAGGAACCAAAATCATACGAAATGATTGTGTTAACACATAAAAACAAGTATAATATATGCAAGGAAGTGATAATAATGGTTCTGTATCATGGCAGCGATGTAATAGTCCGCAACCCTGAGGTCAGAAAAACAAGGTACGCCAAAGATTTTTCATGGGGATTCTATTGCACTAGCAACTACGAACAAGCCGCTCGCTGGTCAAAAAAAGGCAGGTCTCGTGGTATTGTCAACGTGTTTGAATATACAGAATCTCCCATGCTAAATATTAAGAAATTCCCCGAAATGAGTGATGAGTGGCTTGATTTTATTGCTATATGTCGCTCGGGCAAACATCATGACTATGATATTGTGGAAGGACCCATGGCGGATGACACCATTTGGAACTACGTCAACGACTTTCTAAGCGGTGATATTAGCCGTGAAGCTTTTTGGGCGTTGGCAAAATTCAAGCATCCCACGCATCAAATCAGCTTTCACACGGAAGTCGCTTTGAAATGTCTCTCTTTTAAGGAGGCGATTGAAGTATGACTGAAACTGCAACCTACAGCAAAAACGATGTCTTTTATACCTGCAGCCTGATTGAATATATCGGCCGCGTTACGAGGAATCATCGCAAGGATGTGGTTTCTGCTCTTGGCACAAACGGAGTCAAGGCAATTCTCGACTCAGCGGATGTGTTTCACTGCCAGAGCTTTGAGCAATCTGCCGATGAAATTTGTGAGCTTTTTCCTGTGCCGGAAGGAACGTATGATACGGTGTCTAACTGCCACTACAAGGTTCCATCTTATACAGATATCGGAAAAGTGTACCAGCGCATCATCTTTGACTGTACTAGCACTCCTGGTGTCCAGGATGTAATTGATGTATTTTCCTCGTTCATTAGCGATGACATCTCAGATTTTAATACTGCAACTTACTATTGTAATCCGAGCTATTTGTACCACTCATACAAGGCCGGAAAACTACTGGATTGATTTTCAAAAGCAATAGCAATCAAGACCACTGCCCCAAAAAGGGTGGTGGTCTTATTTTTTTGCACAATACTTACCATAAATTACCAGAAAGAAAAACATTGTGCATCTGTGCGAATTGCATATAATACAAAATATAGAACGAAAGGCATCAAAAAAACATCGTTGGTCGGGCAAAATCCGACCGAAAGGCTAGGGCGGGCTCAGTTTTGAACCTGCTCTTTCTTTTTATCGGAGGCTTTATGTCAAACAAAGAAGAACGCATGAACCGCAATAAAAGCATCATCGAAGATTACAAAAATGGAAAGCCGATTTTAGAAATCGCGAGGGAATATAATCTTTCAGAAACGATGTGCTACAAGATTCTAAAAGGTACGCAGGAGCCGCCTCGTTATTTTGAAAAAAAGAGGAAGAGACTTACCACTCGAAATGAGCAAATTGTTAAACAGTATAAAGGCGGTATGACGGCCAGAGAATTGGGCAAGATGTACGGCATTTCCATGCAGCGTATTTATGCAATCTTGCATTCGAGCGGAGAGTACGAAAGCCAAAAATACAATCATATTGAAACGGCTCTCAAAAAAGAGAAAAAGATGCGGAACCAAACTTTTCTTGATGCTTACAAGAAAAATCCTCGAAAATCGATTATCGAGTTGAGCAGGGAGGTAAATATCAGCCCTTCACTAGGTTACCTTATCCTTCATCAAAATGGGATTTACCAGTATAACGTAAAAGCCAGAGCTAAGGAGAATAGCGAAAATGCCGATTAACAAGATTACCCACGTGTGTCTAACTCATGACAAAGTCAGAGCACGAAATGAAAAGATGCTGGAGGATGCCAAGAACGGTATGTCCCAGGAACAGCTGGCCGAAAAGTATCAAATTTGTGTTTCTACTGTCCGATATAGTCTGAAGGACTTTTACAAAGAACAGGCCCGGCAGAGGAAAGCAAAGAAGAAAGCCTGGCAAACCCAGATGATTCATGAATATGAGATGGGCGCAAAATCTCCGGAGCTCCAGGAAAAATACGGCATCAGTGGAACGCTCTTTTATCGGATTCTTCATACGCACGGAAAGAATGGCCGACAAATCCACAGCCAAAACCGTATCGAGACTGGCAAGAAAAGAAACGCCGAGATGGTCAGGAAATACAAAAACGGCGTTTCTGTCAAAGAGCTTGCGGAAGAATACGGGCTCAAAAAGGGAAGCGTATATCGCGCCATGAAGCGGTATAGTCCAGGCCCAGGGAAAAGTAAAAGTTGTCAAAGCGAGGAATAATTGCATGGCTGCATCAAAGAAAGATGTCGCGAAGCAGCAGGTCAAAGAAGACCGCGAAAAGGTTCGGGAAATGTATCTTTCTGGCAAAACTGTCAAGGAAATCGCCAAGGAAACGTATTTTTCAAGCTCTTATTGCTATGCCATGGTGAGAGACCTAGCAAAAGAAAAGAATCTTGCAAAGAAAGCAAAAAGAGCACCTCTCAACGAAGCTATGATTCAAGATGCGAAAGCCGGGATGACGGTTGCTGAAATCGCAAAGAAGCATGGCGTGACTTATCAGCAGTGCTACTATACTGTTTCTGAATACGCTCAAGCTACGATTAAGAAGAACAAGAAAAAGCAGTCTGCTGCCACGAAAGTTCGCAATGCGGCTATGTTGGAAGATGCGAAAGCCGGAATGACTGATAAGGAAATCGCCAAAAAATACTTTTTGTCTCGAAGCAGTGTCCGTACCGTCCTTGCAGGGCATTTACATACAAATTCCAAAAAGTTGGATGAAAGGCGCAAGGCGATTTTTGCGGATTATGAGGCAGGAACGTCCTCAAAAGACATCTGTGAGAAATACGGTATTTCAAAATCCACTCTTTACAAGGACATGCGCCAAATTGGAAAAACCTGTCAGGAATACTATCACAAGGCGCTGAAAGACAAGACCAATCAAAGGAATTCCGATATTCGAAGCAAAATCGAAAGAGGGGTCTCGGTCAGCACTATTGCCAAGGAATACGGAATCTCTAAAACGGCGATTTATGAAACGTTTCATCAGGAAAATGTCAGAGCTGGAATTTTACAGAAACGCGGCCGTCCGCGAAAAAACACGGAACGTAATGCACTGATTGCTAAACGCCACAGGGAAGGCGAGAAGGTGCAGGCACTTGCCACTGAATATAATCTCTCTGTTTCGACGGTAAACACTATTTGCAGTAGAAACAAAAATCAGAATATAACCTCATATTAACGGGCTGCCATTTGGCGGCCTATTTCTTTTTTAGGAGAAAATGAAATGACAGACGACGTACGTAATTTAATTCGATTTGTGGTGGATGGCGATATTCGAAACGCGCAGACTCAGTGCCGAATCATGCTTGAAAAGAATGTACCCGAAAAGGACGCCAGGTTCAAAGAAAACGAACTCAGAAAGTTGAATCTTCTGAAACCGGAACTGATTCAGCTGCCCGCCAACCTGGAAAACCTCTTGATTGCGGAGGATGCCACGAATTTCCCTGAGAGCCGGTTCCTGCTCCGCGAGGAGGAAGAAACAGTCATCAACAAGCTCCTGGCCACCAGAAAAGCAGCTTTAGCCATCAAGGAGCTTGGCATCCACTATACTTGCTCTTTGCTTTTGACGGGCCTTCCTGGTGTTGGTAAGACTGAATTGGCCCGCTACATTGCACACAAGGCGAATTTACCGTTTGTTTTCCTGAAATTCTCTGGCCTTGTCAATTCTGCTCTTGGCCGGACACAGCAGAACATCGGCAGAGTGTTCGATTACGCAAAGCGCACGCCTTGTGTTCTTTGTGTTGATGAAATTGATGCCATCGGAATGTGCCGTGGCAGCCGCGATGATGTCGCTGAAATGAGCCGCGTCACCATCGCATTGATGCAGGAACTTGACCGGCTCCCGAATGACGTCATTCTCATTGGCACTACAAACCGCGTCGATAACCTTGACGAAGCCCTCATTCGCCGATTCACTTTCAAACACCGCGTCAAGCCTTTAGGCGACGATGACATGAAAGAACTGTGCAAGAAGTTCCTTGCTTCGGCAGACTATCCCTTCACGGAATCCGAACTCGACGAACTCTGCCATTCGCTGCGTGAACAGCGGACGGCCAGCGCCGTTGTCAATGCCTGTACAGAACGTATCGTTGCACATATCGTATCGCAGCTGCCTGAAAATTCGGCAGATGCCGTGTAAAAGTATGATAGCCTGGGAAGAAAGCCCTCGTCAGTTTAAGATGTCCAAGCAACTCGATGAGGGAAAATTTGGAGAAGACTTGGCTCGCAAATTCCTTAACGACCCGATTATCAAAGTGAATCATGGCATTAGCCATTACGATGACGTGACTCAGGATAAATCATATCAAGACAAAGATACCGATTTCATTGTCTGGAAGAAGAATGGTAAGACCTTTGGCCTGGAAGCGAAAGTGGACAGTCACAATACCGGAAATTTCTACATGGAAACCTCGGTGGACTACTTCTCCATGGTGCCTGACGCTCTGAACGAACAACGGGTAGCGCGGCGGTATCGGGATGGCATCGACCCTTTATGGCACACCCCGGGCTGGGTATACAGGAGTGTTGCGGACCAGATTCTCTATTATTTCAGAACCACGCAGCTGCTTTACATTTTCTCCCGCGTTGATGTCTGGTTCTATGCTGAAAAGCTGATGCGCGGTGGAATCCATCTCGACCCCGGAACCAGAAAGCCAAAAATGTATTCTGCCGAAAATATCAGTGAACGCAATGGTTCCACTCTCTTCTTTGCCAACGGCTTATGCGTGAATGCGGAGCAGACATACAAGGCTTTAGGGGCGCAAAAAAGAGTCATTAAATACCAGGTTGAGAACCCGGATTCAGACGTCCCAACGTTCAGCTTTTGCCATTTTAAATTATGAATTTTCCGCTAACAATCGTCAAAAAATCACATTTCAGCTCAGCGGAAGAGTATAATTGTAGTAGAAAGAGGGGAAAAAGCATGAGCCAAATCAACGTTGTCACGATTGGAAAACTCATTGAAGCGCATCGTGAAGGTGACGAGCAGAAGTTCAAAACCTACGTCGATTTAATTGTCAAAGCCTACGAAGAGCAGGAGAACGACCGTGCCGCACGAATCATCCGAAGCAGCTATACGGGTGACTACGGTGAGCAGGGGAAAGTTGTTCTGGATGAAGCAGTCAAACAGACTGTGCATTATGAGACAGGTTGGTATGAGCCTGACATTTTAGGCTCCGGTGGCTCCTATCGCGGCGTCACGAAAGCGGACTCTGAGGAAGAGGCCCTGCAACAGCTGCAAAAGCACGCAGCAAACTATGCACAACGTATCACGATATACAAGAAAGACGGTAGAACCGTGAAACGGGAAGTTGCCGAATACGACCAGTGGGAAAAGAAGTGGATGAGTTAATCATGAAACACAAAATCTCGGAAGCCGGTGCTCGGATGCTTAAATATCAAGAGCAGCTTGCCCGCGAATACAAATACAAGCCTATTCCGCGTACCTTTTTTAAGGATGTGCGAGCAGAGTTCAAAGAAGCTCTGCCGGAATGGTGCAACGTATCCGGTGATACGACCAAACTCGAAACCAGTAACGGCACAGTCATTGCCAGCGGGTATAACCGAATCGTGATTGGCGACTACGGCGCATTCGTTGAGTTTTCGCGTGCCCAAGCAAATGCACGTCATTTGAAAATCAAAGAGGGGCAGAGCTATCGTATCGAAGACCCGCGCTATGCTGAGCACGTCAAGTATCTTTGGCTCACGGCGGACGATGACTCAGACGTGAAAGTATACGACCAAAAACGCTCGGTTGAGTACGCTGACTACAAGCCGGGGATGCTGTATGTCAGCGTGTACGAGGTGTTTCCGGCAGAAGCGGATAAATAGCGCACTTTTTTGAAAAGGAATCGTTATGAGCAAGCATAAAAACAAAAATCGCACGCCGAAAAAGACGTTTCTTGACGCGATGCGGGAAATTGAACCTTCACTGACGGAGGATAATCTTTTCAGCGAAATATACGATAACGCTCTGGAAATCGAAGATGTTGGCTATGAGGACATCAATGCAGCGTACGCAGATGTTGACAGCGACATGATGACCAGTGATACGGTCATTTTCTCCAAAATCGGCAATAAATATCTGGTGCTGTTTGACCGAGACGACTATACCTCTGCGGAAGCGGATGTCGAAAGCATCGAATTCTCAATATTTGATAATGAAAGCGATGCCGCGAAAAAGTTTAAGGAAAAGATTTTCGAAAAGAAAGCTGAAAACCTTCCCGACTATGAAACTGCAATCAGTAACTTCGAAAAAGCCGTCAAAGAACGAACGGGGGAAGATGTTTGTGTAGAGGATATAGGCGGTACAGGCAGTTTCCCCGCATGGTCTATCAAGCATGGTCGAAACCTTATCGTCGAATACTTTAACGATTTCGATAATCCGGAATCCATCAAGGTGTATCTCCAAAGAGAGAAAGAATTTGCCGATGTGTTCAGAGTTTTCGGCTACGACTTTAGGGAGGTATACAAAGCTTACCGCGACTGGGGCGACAACACTCGTAAATATGTATTCTCGTTTGGATTCAGAATCCCCGGCTCGGACGAGTATGTGAGCGAGGATTGCCACCTGCCGATACCATCCGTCTGGCAGCACAGGCAGCGTTGTCCGTTCGAACTCGTAAATATAGAGAGAATGCGGGCAGAACTCGAAAAAGCTAAGGCAGATTATGTCGCAGACCAAGAGGAATGATTATGACCAATCCGGTTTTACAAGAAACTATTATTCGCTCCATGGAGGATGTTCCGGAACAGCTTAGAAATGTCTACAGCAAAGAAATCCTCAAGGCGTTTTTTGAGAAAGGTAACTATCTCATCATGCGCATCGTACCTTCCGGCGATACGCGGTTTTATCTCGATAGCGGCAAGCGCGTTACCTCCGCCATGGATTTCCTGAAGCCTCTCCAAAAGCAGGGAGTATATTTCGAGGGATATAGCGTAAACGGGGGCAAGAAATCCAAAATCAAGCCGCCGCCTCCCGTCCCGGAAATCGTATCCACCATAACAGAGGAAGTCTGCACATTGTTCGGCAAGGAATTGATGACGGATTTTTATGCTGCCGGATTTCATTTGACCATTAAGGGCGTGTCAAAGAAAAAGAAAGCCCGGCAATGGTATCTGCCGAACGGCAAACACATCAGCAGTAAAAACGACATCGTGGGTTTCATGGTAGAGAAGCTGCGTCCTCGGTTTACGCAGGAGTTTTACGACAAGCTGATGGATGATGCGGCAGCAGCGATTCCCGGTATTACACGGGAGAAAGTATCGGTATCTTCCGGCAACGATGAAAAGAACGCATACCTCATTCTCACCATTGACGGTGCTACGACCCGAGAGCAGATTTCGCCGCATGTATCGTATAAGGGCGCTGTCAACAAGCAATTGTTCGATTCGCTTTATATGAAGAGCACGACCCTCCAAAGACGCAATGCGAAAACATTTGCTGACAGCCACGATTTGGTAGCTTTAGAGAACATCGCAAAAGAGATTCTCGGCAATGCGCAAAACGAGTCGGTTTTAACGATAGGGAAGTATCAGATACCTTCTGTCATCATCACGGATATCAAGGTTCGCACGGAGCCGACAAAAGTACAGAAGGCTACGCTTTATAGTGCCGTTGCCTTCAATGACGGCAGCAGACGGACCTTTGCGCTGGAAGTTCCTTTTGGTCTCACGGATTCTGAGCTGCAGGAGCGATACAGGGATGATATGCAGAAAAATGTCACCCCTGCTATCGCGGAACAGAAGCGCTATGCTGTCATACCGGGGTCGCCTATTCATGATTTCGTATCCAATGTCTGCTTGGCAAAAGAGCCGGTAACAAAGACCTATACGAAAGACGGCATTACGCTGAACGGCAGTATCTTGACCAGCTATAAGGCGTTGGATGAAGCACTTGCATATACCGTCTCCAATCCGATTTTTACTGGCGAGAACAAGGAAATTGCCTACTTTGAAGTAGCTGACCTTGTGACCATCTGCATCAATGCAGACGGAAAACTGTCCGAGTGTGTTTATCTTACATATTCGCCGTTAACCGAATTTCTCGATATTTCCGCTGGATGGATGCTCGATAAACTCTACGGGCACGACAACAGCGCAAAATGCAGTATCGATTACCGCATCGTGTTCGATTCCGAGAACCGAGGCAAGGATAGTCTGCGTTGCGATGCGAAACTCATCGATGCAAATACCGGCGCTGAAATTGCAAAGGTATATCGGTGCCTCGATAAGAGGCTCAAGACTGATATCGAGACCAGCAAAACGCGAATTCCTCTATCATGCAGCACGATGCTTTACAGCGCAGGCTCGGATGATATTGCGTATTATTTGACAGTCAATGGTGCCGATAACATCCATGCCGTCTACGAGCAAATTAAGGCACAGTTTGGCGCTCTCGGCTATCAGTTCTGTAACTTCTTCGGCAATCTCACCGATTACCGTTATTCCCGCACCGATTTGTATACAAAATTCGGAGAGTCCTACAGCACCGATTACAAGAAAGGTGCAGTACAGGAAAAACTCGACAGCTTTCTCAAAATGCGGCTGAATCTCGCTGACGATGCCTGCGTTTCGCTTTTCAGGACGGACACAGTTAAGAACTACTATGGTTATTTCGAGGTATTCTGGCCGTCATCCCCGTATCTGATGAGAGTCATCGCCGCAATGTACAAAAATGACTCCGCAGATGCTATGCAGCCGTCCTTGGAAGATTTTAAGTACCTGACGAAAGATGCCCAGTATCGGATACTGACCGAGAAATGCAAGACCGCCAAAACGGAAGATGACGCATTTGCAGTCATCTCGTGCCTCGAAACTCAGCCGCAGACTGTGCGAAAACTGCTGTTCGCGAAAGAATATTTCCGTGATGCCTATATGCTGCTCAATGACGCAGACCGGATGTTTGCCGACATCCTTATCAGCGACTGTGCGGGTTGTGTGAAACTGTTAAAGTCGCTCCAAAAAGAAGTTGAGGAGAAAGCGTAATGTATACTTATACTGCTAACGATATAGAAACAATGCTTTCCGAAAACGGGTATTTCCCGAACCGGAAAATCGCCTATGCCATCCTGAACGCATTGCGTGACGATTCGTCCCCGCTGCTCATTGAGGGTGACCCTGGTGTGGGTAAGACGAGCCTTGCTAAAGCTGTCTCCGCCATGTTGAACATCCCTCTGATTCGCGTTTCCTGCCATGAAGGCATTACGGCAGATAAAATTCTGTATGACTACGACTACCAGCGTCAGCTTCTGGTCGTGTCTGCGATTCGGGATAAACTCAACGAGAGCCTCAAAGACCTGTCTGTGAACGAGAGCATCAAGGCTGTAGCACAGAACACCGAGTTCTATGGTCCTGATTTTCTTCTGAAACGCCCTGTCATTGAAGCATTGACGATGAAAGGTCGGAAAGTTCTCCTCATCGATGAAATCGATAAGACAGAACCCGAAATCGAGCATGCGCTCCTTGAAATGCTCTCGGATTTTGCTATCACCATCCCGGAATACGGCACAATTCAGTGTGCGCAGGAAGACCGTCCTATTGTATTCCTTACCTCGAACAATTATCGGGAACTCTCTCAACCCATGCTGCGCCGGTGTTCATACTTGTACATCGAGCACAAGACCTTAGAGGAAATCAAGAAAATCATCTGCGCGAATGTCTCGGCATCGGATGAGTTCGTGAATACGGTTGCGTCTGTCATCGACCGGCTCCAGAAAACCGATTTACGTCACGCCATCTCTATCAGCGAGGGCATTGAATGGGCAAACTGCCTGATTCAGACCTTCGGCTGCAAGACGGCAAAAGATGTGACGGATGCCATCCCGTATTCCATCGGCTCGCTGGTCAAGGACCACGCGGATGAGAAAACCGCAATGCGTGCATTGCAGAATAACTGACGGAGACCTGTATGTCCAATACAATGTCTAATCCCGTAGCTTCGTATGTCGGGATGTATACGCCGTTCTTTAATGAACTTTTGAAGGAATACGGATTCACTTTCTCGATGGCAGAAGCCATGAACGGTATCAAGCATATCTCTGACCCCTTGGATGTCGAGGATGTTCTGTATACGATGCAGGGGGCTTTATGCCGCACGAAAGAGGAATGCGATGTCTTTGAGGCAGTATTCTGCAAGCGGTTTCTGCACTATACGAGTATACCGGCTATACCGAAAACGCCTAAGAAGCCGAACAAAAGCATTGCCTCGTTTCTGAATATGACGGACGACGCTCTGGATGAGTTTCTTCGCAAGACCCGCACGAGCCGTGAACGGGCGGCACAGGAAGTCGAGAAGCAGCGCAATTCAAAGCCCAGCAGTGACGAAATTCGCAAGCAGGAACAGCTTGTTTCCGATATCGTGGATGATGTACAGGGCAAGCGTTTGGCGACTCTGGATGCCAATATCCGGTATCAGGCGGCTGTGACGGAAGCAGTCCTTTCCGGTAATCTGGATTTAATTCAGGAATTTGAAAAGTTGCTCAAGCAATGCAAAGCCCTCGCAGACGGCGACATCGCCTGTTACGGTATTTCCGAACAGAAACTGCATGATTTGGTTCGTGAAGCCACAACGCAATCTATCACCGTGGCGCAAAAATCTGTCATGTCTGCGGCTGTCTTGGTGCGAAAAGCCAAAGAGCCCGACTTGTACAAGGCTTTTATCTCCCTTGCACAGGTATTTCAGGCATTGAGCAAGTCTGTCAAGCGTACACAATCGGGCATTGAGGACGATGAACGGGTCAGAAAGGCGAAGGAAGCCGTCAAGAAAACCAAGCAGCAATACCGCGATGCGTGCCGCGAATACGACAAGGAAAATAATAAGCTGAACCAGATGCACGATAAAGTGTCCCAGTATGAGCGGGAACTGCGCGAGTGTCAGAAAAAGGTCTCGGCATACGATGATATCTTATCAGATGCACAAAAGGCGATAGAGGAGAAGCAGCGGCAAAGCATTCTCAAAAACCAGTCGGTGAATCATCGGGATGTCTTCAAGGGCGGTCACAACGCTGTCAGGACCAAGAACGACACCGACAAACTTCTTAACGAGGATGTCACCCAGTTGTCCCGCGTCAATATCGAGAAGGTCCTCACTTATATCCGCACGAACGCCAAGACTTTCCGCCAAAAGCTTCGTAAGCTGTACATAACCCAGCAAAAGAAGCAAATCGACGTCAAAAAGACGATTGAGAAATCCGTCCAGTGTGATGGCGAGATTACACGACTGTACTACAAAAAGCCGATAAAGTCCAAAGCAAATGTCGTGATGCTGGCAGATATATCCGGGTCTTGCCGCGCTATGACTTCTCTCGCTCTGACATATATGGGTTTGATGCGGGAAGTTTTTCCCGGCGGCTGCCACCTGTTCGTTTTTGTGAATCACTTAGTTCCTGTTGACCGTTATTTCTCAAACGAGAATGTAACAGCTGCTGTGGAAAGTATCAACAAGAATGTCCCCAGCCGAGGTATCTACTCAAACTACGGTGTGCCTCTCAAAGAACTGCGCTACGATAATACCGGAATCATCAACAAGGATACTACTATCGTTATGCTGGGTGACTGTCGAAACAACAGGAACTATTCCAGTGTGGAAGATGTAGAATGGCTTTCTAAGCGAGCATCCAACTTCTTCGTTCTGAACCCCGAACCACGGGACGAATGGGGACAGGGCGATTCCATTGCTGACCTATACGCAAAGAGCGGCGCAGTGGTTTCACAGGTCAGCTCGGCCAAAGATTTGCTGAATTTCCTGCAATCTGCCGGAACCACAAGGCATTTGTGATGCGCTTGCCCCAACCACTAGATATAGTGGTATCTTAATGTTTGTTTACAATTTAGACACTATATATTGTGTCTTTTTATTGACCGGATACCACATATATGGTATAATACAATTGTTCTCAGGAAGAGGAACGGCTCCTGAGACATCAAGGTTTTCCTTTCCCCAATCTTGGTCGCATGGCTTCATTTGAGCTGACACAGGTGAAGCGTGAAAATCATCCGTTTCATAGTAATATCCTTCCTTTCATACCTCTTTATTTCCCATTTGGCGCGGGTAACTCCGCGCCAGCCGTCCAAGCAAACAGCCTCCACGCGGCGGACGGTGAGCAACAGATGTTTCCGTGTTCCGGGCATCTGGCTAATGTTTGTATTTGCTGGTTTAGCTCAGCTGGTAGAGCAACTGATTTGTAATCAGTTGGTCGTCGGTTCAAGTCCGACTTCCAGCTCCAGACGCTATCCGTTGGATGTATCGAAATCACATGATACAATGCTATACACAACATCTGGCGGACAGCATGCCACCCATTAAGATAGCCTCCTCGTGGCGGGTGGCGGACAGCGGCTCTTGCGGCTGCTGACGAATGTCTTAGAAGCATGCAAACGTACGAGCATCCCCGTCAAGTCGGGGCGCATCCAGACGCGACACAGCCGTAAAGGCGAGATTGCTGCACGGCAACTGGTAAGTTTCGCCGCAGTCTCACACACAGCCCAACGACAACCGTTAACCCGATTTGACAGGGAATCAACGACAGGGCTCAAAATTTGAAGTTGACCAACACCCAAGCGCTTTCTTGGATTCTCGCGTATCGTCAACGATGAGGTTCGCAAGATTGTCAGGTGGTGTGAAGATGACATCCGGGGATGACGACCTACTAAACGGATGTCATGGTGGGGCTAAGTGAGGGTTCACCCGCAATCTTATGCAGGTATCGTATAACGGCTAATACTCCGCCCCTCCAAGGCGGAGACGCGGGTTCGACCCCCGCTACTTGCTCCACACGTCGCAGTCACCGTACGCCACGACGTTAAACTTGGTGAGCATGGTCCACTTGTGGTCCGCTGTCCGAATGTCGATGAGACAACCTCAAAAATAATAGACAAACAGGTGCTGTGCCTGAAAGTATTCGAAAGTCCCGGTGTTAGTCGCGAATAAGACCGGAAAACGGTGAAGAGGGTACAATACAGAATCTATCGGCGTGGCTGCCGAATGGTGCTGGATGCGAGTTGGCTTCTCGCTCAAGGGGTGACCAGCATAAAACACCCTATCGTGCTCGATTAGCTCAGTTGGTAGAGCAGCGCATTCGTAACGCGCAGGTCGGCAGTTCGAACCTGCCATCAAGCCCCATCACCAAATTAAGCGATAATAGGAAGGAGATGAATTCTATGGAACAGGCAATTATCAATGTTGAAGGTACGACTACCATAGAAACCGCTGCAGCAGCAAAAAAGCTGATTGAAATGTTTGGCAACCGGAACATCCGCGCCATCGCTGTCAACCGTGTAAACGACAAGAGCGACGAGGTCATTGTTGAGCTCGATTTCGTACCGGGTTTGGCACCGCATCTGCACGGCTTCACGCTTCAGGTTAATGGCTTGACCTGTGGTTATGCTGGTACTGGTCCTTCCAATCTGTATGAAGTCCTGCAGGCGGCTGGCGTGAGTGAAGCTCAGGTAGCACGCGAGGACATCACTCAGAAGAGCACAAAAACCATTCCTCTGCGCCTGGAACGCGCCGTGACTCAGTACGGCGACTTCCAGTTTGCGTAACGCTATTTGGCGGGCTTGACCCGCCATCATGGAGGGATAGCTTAGCTGGATAAAGCACCTGCCGCAAAGCAGGGTATCGATGGTTCGAGGCCATCTCCCTTCTCCATCCAGACACCCTTTCGCTTCCTTTCGCCAAAGGTATCTGGGGTATTGTACTGCATTGCGTGTAGTACGGCCAATCAGGCGCGGAACTCCGAAACCATACCACGAAGAATTTTATCCTCTCCGCGCAGCATGGACATGCGATTTTACGGGGATAAATTCAAACCGAAATTGTGTCGAGTGGCGAAGACGGTTGCGACACTGGCGAAGCACATATCTGCTTCGTCAACCATCCATGAGAAAGCCTCCACGTGGCAGATGGTGGGCAACGCAGCAAAGCTGCGGCTGATTTCTTTCAAACCGGTATCTGAATAAATGCAGATAAATAGACGAAAAAATCAAAAAAGCAAAGGAGTACACAGCATGAGTAATCAGAAAATCATCAAAGCAATCGCAGGGATTGCAGCAGCCGGTATGATGGCAACTTGTCTGCCTGTCGCAGCATTCGCAGCCACCGGCGACACCTATCATTTCTCTTTCAGCAACGGTTCTTCCCAGGACCTGGCTCCGGGCGGCTCTATGACGTTCCCGGCAAGCCAGTATGACTACGGTTACTGGATTACCCTGCAGGGCCACGGCGGCTACACCTACAACTACTATCCCGGCGACACTCTGCCGTACGATGCAGTTGACCAGTGGTTCACCGCTGACGGCATCACTTCCTGCTATGCGGCCGAAGGTAATCCGCGTTCCATCACCATCAACTATCAGATTGACGGCAACACTGTGCTGACCGAAACTGACACCGCCACTTTCCCCGGCAGCGTTGATGGTCAGAGCGTTGAAGCCTGGACCACGGATTCCGGTGATACTTACACCGCATCCAGCAAGAGCCTGAACCATGACCGCCTGTTCTACTTCCTGGGCGACGACATCCACGACAACGTCCTGACCCTGAAAGCCACTTCTGCATCCACTCCCGATGACGGCAAGGATGACAACAAGGGCGATGACAAGGGCGATGTCACCAACCCCGACGATAAGGGCGACAACAAGGGCGACAGCGGCACCACCACTCCCGATGACAAGGGCGACGTAGTGGCCCCCGATAAGGACAACACCGGTAAGGACAACACTTCTACCGGCTCCAACAAGGGCAACGGTACTACCACCACTACTCCGACCGCTCCTCGCAAGAACGTTGAAGTCTCTGAGCACGGTGAAATTGCCGCCGCTATTGCCAATGGCACCTGGGGCAATGAGTACACCGTCTGCACCAGCTGTGGCTATCACAACTGGACCCGCAAGGGTAACGTTTACGTCTGTGACCATTGTGGTCACGAAGTCCTGACTGTCAAGGGCGCTGATGGCGTCAAGGGTTATGCTGGCACTCTGGCTGGCAATGAACCCCAGTACGCTTCTACCTCTGAAGCTCAGGCTGCTGCTGAAAAGCGTGAAGCCGCTTATGCCGCTTCCATCGCTGCTCTGCAGGCACAGGTTGCCGCTCGTGAAGCTGCTTATGCCGCTTCCCTGGGCATCCACTAATTTGCCATCCTCTAACTAACGGTAATCGATAGTTTTTTCTCCTTGCTGTGGGGCGGGATTTCGGTCCCGCCCCATCCTTTTATGGTCAGATGTCCGAGTGGTTTAAGGAACTGGTCTTGAAAACCAGCGGCGCCGCAAACGTCCGTGGGTTCGAATCCCACTCTGGCCGCCATGCTTGCCGGGGCTTCCCGGCTTTTTTGTTTTTGTGAGCAACACAAGGCAACAGATTGCTATATCGAATAGTGTTATGTATACTAGAGAAAAAGCAGATTAAGAGGAAACGCCATGACAAAACAGTCTGACATTGAGATGGTTGCCAAAGCCAGAGCTTGGGCTGTTAAGGCTCATGCCGGGCAAAAAGACAAGGCGGGGAAGGATTACTTCAAAGCGCACGTTACGGTTGTAGCAGAAGGCGTAAAAGGTGACCCAATAGCCGAGGCTGTGGCATTTCTGCATGATACGGTCGAAGATACGTCCGTCACAATAGAAGACATCAGAACGGGGTTTCCAAAAGAGGTTGCTGACACTGTGAGTACGTTGACCCATAGCAAGGGTATATCGTATGCTGAATATCTTTGGTATATTCAGCAAAATTCTATTGCTGTCAAAGTAAAGCTCTCGGACCTGCGCAGCAATATGGACTTAACCAGACTCCCTCACACTCCAACTAAACGGGACTTGGAAAGAACCAGAAAATACAAGCGGGCATATACGATACTGTCATCGAGAGAAGGTATAAGCGCAGTTAATCCGTATGCACTGTACGACTACTTGCTGGCAAACAACTGGAGCGTCAAAAGGAAAAGCACGAGGACTCCCGTTCTGGAAACAACGAATGGTTCTGCTGAAATCAAGGTGCCCATCGACCTGGCTTTGGCTGACTATGAGTCCAGGATGGCTGAGGCTTTAAGCGAATTGTGTTCGTGTGAGGGCATACCGTTCTCGAATGCAATAGCGCAGATTGCTGTTTGGAGACCGGTCAAACAATGAGCATGGGCCTGCTATTATTTTTATGAAAAGCCTTGACTTTGTCTTTTACACATTGTATAATTAAGACGCTGAATTTGATGAAAGGAAAATTGCACGATGTTTGCTGCTATGATGAACAAACAGAATAAATTGCAAAAGCTGTGGAGCAATTGGAATCTCTTCGGCTGTTTTGTGTTGTCTGTTTGTGCAAATCATAGTGCAGTGATGGTTGAATAAAATCATCCAAGTATCGGTTGTTTTCCATACTCTGCACGATATGAGCACCTGTCAGACGCACAACGCCTGATGGGTGCTTTTTTGATGCAGAAAATCAGAATCAGGTCACTCTAATGCCGCTGGAGTGAATTCCAGCCAGGCTTATTAAAGTGTATGCTATTATACATAATGTATATTCGAGGATTCGCCAAACGGTAAGGCATCAGGCTTTGACCCTGACAACGGTTGTTCGACTCGACCATTCTCGACCAACGCTCACTTTCATGCGCATCGGAAGTGAGATTCCTCAAAGCTGTGTTCCCATAAGCAAGGCACGGAAGATGCGCGACAAGTGCTCGTAACTCAATCGGTAGAGTACCCGACTTTTAATCGGGGTGTTCGGGATTCGATTTCCCGCGAGCGCACCATGCCCGGCAGAGCATTATCTGCCGCTTTTGTGGGTGTATAGCTCAGTAGGCAGAGCGGCGGACCGTTAATCCGTTTGTCGCAGGTTCAAATCCTGCTACGCCCGCCATAAGCTCCTCTGGTGAAATTGGCAGACACAGTGCGCTCAAACCGCACCGTTTTGAGGGTTCGAATCCCTCGGGGAGTACCATGTCCGGCAGTACAACAACTGCCATTTATGGGTTGTTAGCTCAGTTGGCAGAGCAACAGACCGTTAATCCGTGGGCCGCAGGTTCGAATCCTGCACAACCCGCCATATGCTCCAGTGGCGAAACTGGCAAACGCGGCGGCTTTAAGTCCCGTTTTACTCTGGGTTCGACTCCCAGCTGGAGTATCTATATAGGGGTGTAGCTCAAGTGGTAGAGCAGCGGTCTCCAAAACCGCTTGTTGCATGTTCGAGTCGTGTTACCCCTGCCACAATAAGAAAAGCCGTCCTCACATAAGAGGCGGCTTTTTGTTTTGGAGAGTATACAGACCAAAAAACTAAACCACAAGTTGATTGCAGATGTGCAAAAACATGGTATAATAATATCAGAACGAAACGAAAGGAGATACCCCAAAATGCTGTGCAACACTGTTAATGTCATGTCGTATGAGTATAGTTACGAATATTCTGAGTTCATGTCCTTTGAACGCAGTTTTATTTCTCATACTCCTCGACAGGCAAAAACAGACCATGTACAGATGCGGTGCGTCTTCTAAGCGATAACTGCATGTCATAGCTGCTTGTCGAGATTTCGGCAGGCAGCTTTTTTGTTGCCTGCAATACAGAAAGGCAGCAAGAAAAATGAACGTTCCTACTATTGATATCCAGCAGACAGGTGCCAATATCAAGGCCCTGCGAAAGGCAGCAGGCATCAAGGTAAAGGATGTGGCAGATACACTCGGCGTATCCACGCAGGCAGTTGCCAAATGGCAAGCTGGAACAGCGCTCCCCACCATCGACAACCTTGTGATATTGGCAGCGATGCTGGATACCAAAATAGATGACATCCTTGTCATCGCATAAACCCTCGCCGCAGGATTGCGGCTATATATGGCCCGTTGGACGAATTGGTAGAGTTGCCGCCCTTTCACGGCGGAGGTTATTGTGGGTTCGAAACCCACACGGGTCACCATGCTTCTGTAGCTCAGTTGGTAGAGCAGCGGTCTGAAGAACCGCGTGTCGCTGGTTCGATTCCAGCCGGGAGCACCATATGTGTCGGTATGCAAGAGGTTAAAGCAGGCGGTCTGTAAAACCGCTCCGTTTCGGTTCGCTGGTTCGAATCCAGCCCGGCACACCATAAGGCCCCTTCGACAAGTTGGTCCAAGTCGCCAGCCTCTCAAGCTGGAGTCGGCAGTTCGAGTCTGCCAGGGGTCACTACGTCGCACCTACGTTAAAAGGTGCATTATGCAGAGGTCGCCTAACGGTAGGGCAGCAGCTTGCTAAGCTGCCGTCGCGGAAATCGCGGCATGTGAGTTCGAATCTCACCCTCTGCGCCATCTGCTTGCTTGTTCGAGTGGTTGATGAAATCGGTCCAGAAAACCGACGATGGGAGACTGTCCGAAGGTTCGAATCCTTCAGCAAGCGCCACTGCCCTCATTCTGTGCGGTATCCGTGCAGGTGAGGGCTTTTTCTTTTGCTTTTCGCTTCGAATTTCGGACTCGAATGGCGTTAATGGTCGGATATTCTTGATTATACATGCCTTTGCTGTATGGCAAATAGCTCCAAACAGTATTGGTTTTTACACCCAATTCTTCTGCAATTTCAGGAACTGACATACCGTTCGCACGCAGCTTCCCGATTTTTTCTGATGTTTCATCTGACCAGGCCCCGGCCGTAATCAGTATTTTGCGCACTTTCTGCAATGAGATGCCTGCACGTTTGGCAATGGTTCTTCTAGGTATACCTTGCTCATGGAGACGAAGAACCGTCTGCATTGTCACGTCCATCTTGTCAGTACCTCGCCGTTATCGTTCCTTGTATCACTCTAATTGTTGTACTTTTATCATACAGCAAAACAACAAAATTGTCCAGAAACCAAAAGTGCCTTCATTTACTACCGATTCATCCGTTCGGAACGATATCGAAAATACCTTGATATTATTCCGATGCAATATTCCGATAAGCCGACCTTGTTCCGCAAATTGTGGATTGGATTCCTACCAAAGTTTGAAAGCAGAATGTTTCATCTATAGCTGCAAGGCTTTGGTGAGGAAGTTCACGGAATCAGTCCGTAAATCTAACGGCAGGATACTGCTCAAAGGTACAAATCCTTCAGCAAACGTCACAATCTCCATAGTCAGCGATTGTTCGTAAATTTATGGGGGACTGCTTTCTTGTTTAGCACCACAATTTGTGATATAATAGCGAAAGAAAACAATGAATAATGGAGTGCCATAAAATGCAGAAATACGATTTCATCAAGAAGCAATATACGCCGTACACCCCACCTCAGAACGGGCATTGCGACATCATGGTTCATGCCAACGAAGAACTCAATTGTGCTGCGTGCGGACGTACCATCAACGAGCACAACGCATATACGTCTGCGGCCATCCAGAACGATATTGGCATTGGCTATCTGATTTGCAAAAGCTGCTATGAGCACGAGCTCGAAATCAGAAAAGCTGTAAAATAAGGGTCCAGCCGCCTCCATAAGGAGGCGGCTTTTTTGCTTGTAAAAATATGTATAAACTGTTACCATTTAGCGCTTTCCGTTGTGAGAAATTGCGAATCGCGGTATAATGAAAGGGTAAAAAGTGAAAGGATTTTTGCCGTATGTACATTGATTTCACGAGCAAGCAGTACTCTTTCATCCTGCACGCTCTCACCATCATGATAACGTTTTATAGCAACGATTTTTCCTCTATCTGCAAAGAGGTTGGAGAGGCTTATGGAGCAAGCGAGGCAGACATTGCAAGTGCTTGTGCTACTCTGACGGCTATCAACGTAACGGCTCCTGTTAAAAGCTATTCCGACAAGTGCAGCGAAATACTGGAAGATATGCTGCATCATGCACGGGAACTGCCGGAAAAGGATGCTCCGTATAAATACAGTATCGGCTTAGATACTCCTTCCTGGAAAGTCGTTGCCGATGCGTTGGATACATACTCTCGCATTCTAATGGGTCAATTTGGTGTCATTTATGAAGCCCTCGATATTTCTGGTAACGATGAACAGCACTTTCAGGCGTATCATGATGCACGCTGGAACGGAACAGGCGTCATCGAAGCCCGTGACCTTCTAATTCCGCAGCTCAAAAGGATGGGAATTGGCTGGAACGGAAACTTCGGTATTTCCAACGCAGGGCTTGCCTACAACAGCAAGCTGGCATACGAGATTCTTAAAGCCATTCGATATACGACAGAGAAACGAGATAGCTCCGTTCTGAAAGTGACAAACGAGCCGCTGCCGCATGTCGAGGGCTCTTTCCAAATCAAAGCACTGTGAACAAGATTGGAGGTTTTCCAGGGTGGGCGACCACATTATTTCTTTTCTCGACATCTGCGCCATGCGCGGTCAGCTGGTTTTGGCAAAAGCACCGTCCATCCCGGCTATCAATAACAAAACTGTGTATTGTACCGGCGCTCACAAACACGGAGAGGACCGCTGCATCGTTCTTGACGGTGAGAAGTACAGCCAGATTCTCTTTGTTGACGGAACAATAAAATTATGCTGGCAGTGAGGTGGCATTGTGGATAATATCATTGTGAACAGTGCTCTCTGGTATGCCGAGCAGAGCAGTCAATTTCTTGCGAATTCTGGGGCCAACAAGCTGCTGGATAAAGGCTATGACTACTATGTAAGTGAATTTATTCCGCTTGGGCACCGCCTTATCCAAAATGGTCAAATTGCTGCCAATGCGATGGATGGAGAGCTTGCCGCACAGTTCTCGATGGCATACGTTGCAAACTATTGGCGTGCAGAAAAAACCGTATATAATTTTGCGCCGGAGTTTCTCAGAACATTGGCTGAGACTGAGGACGCACCTATTTATTCTGACATTATGATGCGGTTGCCATACAGAGATTTTGTCATGAATCTGCCCGCTGGCTCTCATCACGATGCGATGTTTGTTCACATTGAGTTTGATGCATCCCATGGTCCAAACGATGTGGATACACTCTTCCTGATTGTTCCTTTTAAGGCAAATCCAAACTTTGACAATATCGAACTTTGCCAGTGCATGCAGTGGTGTCTCAACGGCAAGAAGCTGATTGAGTCCTATCGGCGCAACAATGATGCTCGCGAGCAGGCATTTCAGAACGGAACTGATTCCGCCACTGTCAATGACGCCACGATTTCAAATGTACCAGGTGCCGTTCTCAGTGAAGAAGAGCTGGAAAAGCAGCGGGAATTCAACGCCGGCATTGAGCCGTATCTTCGTGTTGCGGTTTCTGCAGCTTATTACCTTGCATCCAAGAATGCTGAAATCAAAGAGGTAAAAATCCCGAAAGAGAAGCGGCCCATCCTTGTTTCCAAACCCGGTGCAACACCTAAGAAAGTTAATATCAAGACCTACAATGTAGGCTTTGTCATCGGAAAGAGCTTTGAAAAGCAGCTGGCTTCTGGCACGGAATATCAGAAGTCCACAGCAACCGGCACGGGCCGTACGGTCAGACCTCACGTCCGCCGCGCCCATTGGCATCATTATTGGGTCGGAGAAGGCCGAACTCGCTTAGAAGTTCGCTGGATTGAGCCGACTTTTGTACTGCCGGAAGGGAAACGTGAGGTTCCGGTTGCTACCGTTAGACGGGTTTTAGGCGCTTAAAGGAGTTTCACATGAAAGCAAACTACAAAATTGTCGCAAACAAGCAAAAGATGCTCGAAAAAGAAATCGAAAACTTCGAACCTACCAGCACAATGTCAGTACTGCTAATGCGCTATAGCATCATACAGGGACTGCTTCAGGTTAAACCGAACGAAAAAGATGAGAATGGTATCCCGAATATCAGCCCTGTGGATATGGCATACGAGATGACCACTTTCTTTGGCGACGCCGTCAATGCTGCGGCCGATGATTTCACAAATGATGATGAGGACGACAGCACAATAAAATTTGATGGCACCGTTGATGAATTCCGGCAAGAACTTGCCAATCGCGTCTTAATAACACTCAGTTTGGCGTTTGAACATGAATTCATAAATTTTACAGAGCAAACCGGGATTTCCCGCGCACAGTATGAAATTCTTGCGGCTGAATATATTGCTCATGCGGAAGACGATGGCAGTAAAGTATCCGAAATATTCAAAGACGACAGCTCTGAAAAGCACAAGTCTAAGGGTTGGAACAGTGCTTCTACCAAAAACAAACGAAGCTAAAAAAGCCACTTGCATAAATGTGCGAACCGTCTAAAATAATAATTGCATAACAGATACCATCACTTACCTCCTAATTGAACATTAAGTTAACAATCTGTCATGCACAAGTAAGCAGACTCTCTTTTGAGGGCCTGCTTCTTTTTTTGTATGTATTGATTAGAAACAAAAATATTTCAGAAAGGATGAATACTATGACCACAAATACCAAGAACAGCTTTACCAGGTTCGCGGCTGCCGCAAAAGATTGCTTCTATGTGAATTCTTTTCGCGCAGACTTAGTTCAGTGCGACAGGGCCTTGAAAATGGACGGCGAGATGCACGTCGAAGCGGAATGCTGGATGAACATTTTGGATGCCCTGGACGATAACGACATCAAGATGTATGTCGATAACGAATACCGTCCCGGACTTTTGAACCCATTCCATAAATGGTGACGCTCCAAAAACAAGTCAATAACCCACGACTAAAGTCGTGGGCTTGCGTCAGTAAGAAATCCCACCAAAAATAAAAAATACCCGAAGTGTGAAAGGAGCATAACAATGCTTAATTCAAATATCAATAAAGCCCTTGAAATCAACTCGAATAAAGCCGTTCTTCTCAGCATCAAGAAGCAATGGCTTGAAAAAATTCTGAGCGGAGAAAAGTCTATTGAGGTCCGAAAAACTATGCCGTGGGAAATTAGCTATCCTTTTGTAGTATTTTGCTACGAAACCAAAGCTAACGGTGGTGCTGGAAAAGTGACTGCCGCATTTGTTTGCCGTGACATCAATACACTCGATTGCCTGCGTGAGCTTCCGGCATATGCTATTGGCACGGAAGTGACCGAAAAGACCGCTCAATTCGTGAAGGACAGCTGCCTTACCGCAAATGAGCTGATTGCATACGGCAATAAGTCCGGCACTCTTTATTGCTGGAACGTTTCTGATGTCCAATCTATGGATATGTCGCTGCGAGAGCTCGGCGTTAAGCGAGCACCACAGTCCTGGATGTATCTGCGGATTCCCGATAACAAGACGTTCTGAACGATGTCTGTTTGGCTGGCTGCGTGTGCGGACCAAGCAAAACATCTACTGCACGATAGAATAAATCGTGCAAACAAAGCAGACTCTCGATTCTTGAGGGCCTGCTATTTTTTTTATTTCAGGAGGAAACATCAATGATTCTTTATCATATCATGGCAGACACCGGATGCCTGCCGGACGATGTTGTTCCGCAGATACCAACGAATCGGATGAAAGGGGAGGACCAGGAAATCCCAAGAATTTGTCTTGGGCATACCCTTGACGACTGCCTGACCAGCATCGGCATTGCGCATTTTGTCTCAAAATTCCTGCTCGCTGAGCTGCGTCAGAACAAAAAATACTCCAAGGACATGCCGTTACCGTTCATTGTCCGAATGTACAACATCAAGGACGAAGACCCGAATCTCTTGACCGAGGAAGAAACACAGAAATATGTGGCGGATTCTGTCGTGACCAGTGAATGCTGGCTCACAAGATACGAGAAGCCCGTCAAAATCCAGAAACTTTGGCTTGTGGGCGGCGAAGTGGTGCTTTGGCCTTATATCGTTGACGGCGTTGTATACAATTATCCAATCGTCCGTAACTCAATTTGGGCTGACAGCAAAACCTTGCCGAACCCGGAATTTCAGAATCAAATCATGGATATCACTCAGAAATGGCTTAACGAAGCCTGAAAAAGAAGCACATCAAAAGCTCTTGCACATCCTTGCGAATTCCATAGTATTAAAGTTGTACGACAGATAACATCTACTTGGCACGCCGCGTGCTCGTACAATTCATAATTCTGTTCTCATTCAAGGCAGACTCATCTTCATGATGGGCCTGCCTTTTTTGTTTACAGAAAAAGGAGGAATTAAAAACAAACCACAAATCTCAAATCACAATCTTCCGCTACAAGGAAAAGACACAAAAAAGGAGTCACAAAATGAAAGTCGAAAAGAATAATAACAGCATTTTTCGGAACAAGCATGTCCTGGTTGTCGTCGCGGTGATGTGTATTTTTACCATCATCGCCTGCATGGGTTTTATGCTTTCTGTTCCTGCACACGCAGAGGAAAACATAGCTCCCAAAACCGAACCTATCGCTTTTTCCACTCCCATTGAAACGGTGAATGAGCTCGATAAAGCGTTCCCGATAACGGAAACTTCCGAAGAAGCACAGGAGGAAATTACAACTGCTGAGGTCGAATCTTCCGATGCTGCAGAACCGGAACCACGGATTGAGACCGCAGAAGCAGCCATCGAAGAAGCCAAACCGAAACCCGAGACAATCCCAGATAATCTCAACGACAATGAGCTTGAAATCTACACAGCTCTGCGGTCCGCTGGTCTTTCCAAGGCCGGTACTGCCGCAGTGATGGGCTGCATGTCGATGGAAAGCGGTCTTAAAGCCTCGGCCGAAAACCCTTCGGATGGCGGCTATGGACTCCTGCAATGGACTTATAGCCGAAAGACAGACCTTTTCAACTGGTGTTATGGCAATGGCTATGACCCCAACACCGTTACGGGACAGGTGATGTTCTTCATGTATGAGCTCAATAGCACATACAGCAAAGCCGCCAAATACTCATATCCGGTGTACGAAACTCTCACTACAAGCGACAGCCTGGAAGATTGCCTTTCGATGTTCTTCTCCCATATGGAAGCAGGAACCAACGTGATAATCTCTTCCCGCAAAGTCTATGCAGGAGGGCTGACCACGTTAGACCTGTACCGCAAACGCTTAACTGCCGCTTACAAATACTTCATTTGAATTAGGAGGAAGTCACAATGAAAGCAACCGTTTATCTGTCCCGAAAACTCTTGAACCAGTTAAAGGTAAAAGAAACCGAAAGCAAAGACCTTATGCTAACCCATAACCTACACAACATCATCATCAACGGTAAGCGTGTTGGCTGCTCTGGCCACATTCAGAACGTTCTCAACAATAAGTGCGTTTACGTCAGCACTGAAAAGAGTTGCTATCAGCCCTTGTCTGACAAGAACCTGGTTCGCTATGCCGCCAGTATGAAAGATTACTCCTCTGTATCGCTCGGTGCAAAAGGACGTAATCAGTTCGTGACCAATGATGAGTTGGTTGGAAAAATCATTGATATGCTCCGATAAGGGCATAAACAGAAAGAGAAAAAGCTCATGAAAACCGGCATCAAGAGTCAGATAGTAATAGTATCTGCTGTGGCAGCTGTTCTGCTCATTGTTATGAGCGTCTGTGCAATTGCGGAGAGCATTACCTTTGAGAAGGTTGCTGTTCTCGCTGCAAGCGTACTTGCCTTGAACAAATGCTGCGGCATCCTGTTAAACTAAGGAGAAAAAATCATGAAGAATAAATACAAAGTTGTTGCCTTGGTTCCTTTGGAGTTCTCTGTTGAGGGAAACTCCGATTCCAAAGAGGCAATCGAATCCGTCAAAAACATTTTCGAAGCATGTCGGGATGATAACGACTGCGCGGACATCGTTTTTGATGGCATCGAAGAGTCACTTCGTCACGACAGTATCGAGTACAAAGTTGAAGCCGCCCAGCCTGAACCTGAGGTGAAGGCAAATTCCGATATCCGTTCTGTTGCCTCCGATATCTGCGACGTCTTCGAAAACTATCTCGACGAAAACGGTGTCTATATTGTGTATGACGATGCAGACGAGGAGCAAGACCGAAAAGCAAACGAAAGCGGCGCGATGTTGTATGGCATGGAATATTGGCATCTTGTCGAAGATGTCGAGTTCCGTGTGAATCATATAAATGCACAATACAAGCTGTTCACCGTCTTTGATATTATGGAGGCATTTGATAAACTTCTCATTTCCAAAAAGCTTGATGACTTTGTACCGAGCGGCGAAAATCGTTACCGTTTGTATGCAAAAATCCTGAGCTGTCTGCGTTCTATCAGGGAGAAATTGTAATGAAAGGCTGGAATAGTTCTAAGCACCCCATTCTCACCGCAAACCAGATGCATGCGCCGATTCATTGGAACCCAATGAACGAGGATTGGAAAATGCGGCTTACCAAAAGCCAGATTTACAACACCTCTTCTGGTTTCGATACTCAAACGCTCGATGCTATGAAGAAGCTGCATGACAAAATCCTCACATTTGGTGGGGATGAAGTCTGCATGACAGAATTTGACGAAGACGCCCCAAAAATCCTCAAACGCGGCCGGTTCTTTTATGGCAGCAGCTATATGAGGAAAGGCCAGGATTGCCAGTGCCATTACAATTCTGCACGGCTTTGGTATAAAAACAAAGACCGGTGCTTTATTGCAACGGGGTATGCTCTTTCCGAAGACGGGCTCTGGCGCTGTCATTCCTGGGTCGTTCAGCCAATGGCACGCACCGTTCGCGTGTGGGAAACCACCGTCAAGCGTGTTGCCTATTTCGGCGTGGTTTTGACCAGCGAGGAATGCGAAGACTTTGTCGAGAACAACACATAACAATTGGGGAGGTTACCCAACATGGGTGAACAACTACATTTCAGTATGGATGGTGAGTTCCTCACCGCCATTGCACGTGACTGGTTCTGGAATATGGACAAGCCGTATAAAAAGTGTGAGGAGCTGCTGCTCTCCTGCATGATGGGTGGCAACGAGGAAGAAAAAAGGCATGTTTGCCAGGACATTATCGAAGGCCGGAAAAGACTTGTTGGTGTCAATGAGTTTGAACTTGTCGATGACAATGTTCATGTTCGTTCCCTCGGGCAGAAGGTTGAGGAGCTTCAACACAGGATGCTGGTCAATCAAATTCGTGAGGATATGATTGCACATCCGCTCAATTATGTTGACCGCTTTGCTATGACTGATAGCTATGAAACGCTCTGCACCAATGCAAAACATCATTATATCGATTGCAGCTATGACGGTATCAAGTGCTTCCTCTATGGGAAAACGGGTTATTCTGATGCATTCAACAACGGTGCATGGCTTTTTACCCACCCAGACCTTGTTGCAGAATTCAATGGCGAACCGCTTCCTGAGCAGGAATCCAACCCGGAATTCTACAAAACCGATTTTTGGACCAAGCTTGCCTCTTGGATTGAAGCAAACATGAAAGGCACATCCGTTGAACGCCGTCAGCGACTGTACAACAGCTATATCAGTGATAGACCTATTCAGCATCAGCTGACCGAATATGGTCTGATTGCTCCCGATGGCACCTGGTATGCCTGCGAGTTTGGCGAGCACGCTGCCCTGGCTGGCCGCATCATCATGCGCAATCGAGAAGCGTTTGGTCTTTCTGACCATGAAGTTCTCAATATGGCGTATGACTGGAGCGGCAAGGGTCTCGATTTCCTATATAAACGCAGTTGGATTGCCATTCGTAATCCTTCGATGGGCAATACATTCCTCGATATGGATGAGACCAAAACCGCAACAAAAGCTCAAGTAAATACCATTTTTGACTATATTTCTAAATTCAACCGCTATGACATGAATGTTTCCAAGGTCATGGCTGACTAAAAAAGGAGATTTTTATTATGACTTCCAATATGACTATGACCGCTATTTCCATCTGTAATTTTCTGAAACTCATCGTGAAAAGCACGGTTGAGCATTACACCGAGGATTTCAAGCTGGACATAAAGATTTTTAAGCGCTATGCAAAAGAAGCGCAGGAAACTGGAAAGCCCGTATCGATGCTCTGGTTCTGCCGCTCTTGTGGAACGTATCTCTGCCCTGAGGAAGATGCGTACAAGAAAGATACTCCCATGTTCATCACGTTCAAATACTATGATGAGCAGGAAGAGGAAGAAGCCCGGACCATTAAGGCTTTTCTGGTCACTGTGACAGGGATGGAAGGACAAAAGCCAGTTGGCTATATCACTCCCATCAACTATGCGGATGAATGTGACCGCATTCGCCGTTACGCAGTACCTGCCGAAAAGGTCGAGCTTGTCTATGATAAAGGTTCCCTTGTCCAGAACAATGGCAACTATACGATTCTGAAGCATCCCAAGCTTGGTACACTTCAGAAAACGAAATTCTTGGCCGATGACCCTGACGCGCTTGATTATGCGCTGCATATGGCTCGCAATGAGAGAAAGGCAGGGTGACAGCCATGAAAACGATGGTTACATTGACTCACGAAGAAGCCCAAAGCTATTTGGCGTACGCTCTGATTTGCGAAACGATGGAAGGAGCCTTTTGGAATTCCGGACGCCGTCGCAGACTATACAGCAAGACGTTTACCGAAGCCGAACAGAGGCAGATTCCCCGCATCAAAGCCGCTGCTCACAAATGGTGTTTGGTTACTGGTGTTCCTGAAAAGGTACGCATGAGATACAGCACCTATTTGCTGTGGCAGAAACTCGCGATGTTCTGCGCTGAAATTTAATTTTTCATTACCGTTGCCCATTTGGGTGGCGGTTTTTTGTTGCGGATTTATGCGAACGGCCTATAATCAAAAATGTACGATAGATAACAGATATCGAAAAGGCATCCTGCCCTTCGCACACTTAACAATGCGCTTTAGGCGAACTTCCCGTTTGGGCGGTTCGCCTTTTTGCGTATAATATAAAAGAAAGGACGTAATCCAAATGAATGAGTACGAAGCAACAATACAAATCAACCCAACCGACGATATCAAGTTCATACTTGAGGAGTCCGGCTGCTATGAGTCTGAAATTGAAATGATGAAGGCCGGTGGCACCTATGATGCGTTTGTCAAGCGTGTCTATGATGCCATCGACTGGTCTCATCTGTCTGAGCGTATTGCTCAGATGGAAAACGAAGCCATCACGACAGCTATCGACAAATTGTCTGATAGCATAATTTGATTGTTAGGAGGTAAATACTATGTACATTCTCATTAAAAACCAGGAAGGTGAAAGCATGAACTTGCTTTCCCAGAATACCGATTTCAACGCTCTACTGGCAGCCATGAAAACTGACATTGAGGCAGAGTACGAAAAGGCAGCAGGCTCTGCGATTAACCTGGATGAAGATTCCGGCAGCGATTATGAAGTCGGTATCAACGTTGAGGACAGTGCTGCTGAAGGCTTCTGCCTCGCATCCGGGTATATGTACGGCGCAGACAGCAATTTTGACTGGGGTATTTTCAAAGTAAAGTCTCAGAAAAACAATACCGCAGCAAAACCCTACATCGGCCTGGATATGAACAAGTTCTTTCGGCAGAAAATGCTGCTGATTGACCTCTCGGCAAAAGTAAAGGACCTCGGCTATGACCATCTGGCCGATGAGCTTTGGGGCGCAGTCGGTGTCTTCGATGCTGTACAGGATGCAGCTGAAGAAGACGGTGCTTTCACATCTCCGGAAGCAGATGAAGAAACTGGTCAATTCCACGACGACTTGTTCAACGACGTTCTGAAGAAGATTCTGGACGCTGATAAGAAGGAGGCATAAACACAGCGAATAACATCTGACTCGTATCTTTGCGGTCGTTCCTTTTGGAGCGGCCGCTTTTTTGTTTTTTAGTTTTGTTGCACAAATGTGCGAGTCTCATAAAATGAAAATTAGGGAGGTGCTGTTTTGAAAATTCAGAGAATCATGCCTGCAACTACTCATTCCATGAAAGACGCATTACCGCTTGGGACTATCCTGACGGTGAAAAATGTTGCAGACCAGAAATATATTGTGGTCGGCTATGACACAAGTTCTTTTCCGCATAACTACTATGCGGTTCCCTGGCCGCAAGGGTACATGGGTGAAGAAAATATGTACTTGGTAGGATTTGATGATATTGCGAAAGTTCTGTGTCGCGGCGGAATCAATGAGGAATCCAGAGTTTTCTTGCAGGCACTGGATGATGTGTTGAACGGAAGGTGACACGGTGACGGTAAAAGAGCTGAAGCATATGCTTGAGAACGCGGACGACAATGCTATCGTCGTTGTGCGAAATAACTGGGCTCCGGCGGAATTCCTGAATACCTCTGCTCGGAAGATGGTGCTTGTGAAAACAAATGGCAAGCTCATGACGCCGAAATGGGCCGAGGCGAGCGGGTATATCTGCGAAGGCCCTGCTATGTCGGCAATTTTATTCGATTGAGGTGAGAAAAATCATGCCCGATAAAAAAGTGGCCACGCAGGCATCTGATGGACCCTGGGAACGCGAAACCATCATCACATTCAATGATGCGGAGAAGAAAGCATCCTACTACACCTGCAACAAAGCTCGTATGGAACAGCTAAAAGAGCTTGCCAAAGAGTACCCTGATGCTGTTAAAATCACGCGGGATGAGGACTGGTGTATGGAGGCAGATATGCCCAAGAAATGGGTCAAAATCAAGCCGCCTCGCAAGTTGACTGAAGAGCAATATGCGGAACTGGTCAGACGCGGCAAAGAACTTGCAGAACGGCAGCGGCAGCTAAAAAACGAAACGAAGGAATAAACCGGCTTCATATGCCGGAAGAGGAGAATATAAAATGTACAATTCTTACAGCGCATTGAATCTTTTGGGCGGTATGCTCTATACGGTGATTCTTCTGGTGGTAGCGTATTTTGTGCTCAAAATCGTCGCCAATTGGAAAATTTTTGAGAAGGCCGGGCAGCCTGGCTGGGCATCCATCGTCCCGTTCTACAGCAACTACATTGGGTTCAATCTCTACTGGGGCAACGGCTGGTTGTTTCTGATTCCGGTCTTGCTGAGCCTTTTGTCCGGTATCCCGCTGCTCGGCAATCTGTTCCTGGTTGTTGCTCTCATCATCGGTGCTATTACCAACTACAAGAAAGCTGTTGCATTCGGTGAAGGTATTGGTTTCACGATTGGTCTTTGCCTTCTGAATCCGGTGTTCAACATGATTCTTGCTTTCGGCCATTATGAGTATCACGGTATCCCGCAGGATGGCTATTCCTATTCTCAGCTCAAGACCAAATATGAGGAAAAGAAAGCCGAACAGCAGAACAACCCCAGTACTGTTCAGTACCAGGCCCCCGAAACTCCCAAAGAGCCGAGCCAGAATGTTCAGTATCAGACTCCGAATGCTCCTGCTGAAGTCAAGACCCCGCCAACTCAGCAAAATCAAAATCAGGACAATGGCTGATATTATTTGGGTCGTTGTGTTTCTCTGCGTTCTCATCGCGTCCTGCTTTGGAATGTACTATTTCCAGGGTGAGAACAAACAAAAATTTGTGTTTTGCTTTTTGCTGGTAGCATTATCTTTTGAAGTCCTTGCGTTTCGGCTTCTGGATATTGCGTATACGGTGATTAACGCAGCAATCAAAGCCGCATAATGACCTTTTTTGCAATTCTCAAACTGTTTTTTGGCAGACCTTCCAACCGAGGGCCTGCCATTTTTATTGTTGCCAGGAGGAAAATCTATGAAAATCCGATTCTATACAAACAACAAAGAAGCTATTGTATTCGACCTCGAGGATATTTTGAAGCAGCTTAACATTGAAGAGCAGGTAGCCACTGTCGGTCTTGTCATTGAAAAAGACGAGGCCGAGGTTGAGGCAATCGCTCAGACAATACAAGACGATTATCCGAACATGTATCTCCAGGCAAAAGAATACGGACGGAATCTGACCTTGGCTTGTGCGGAGCTTCCGAACCCTACTAACCCGGATATTGTAACCTACCTCTATGCGGGCGATGATGCTACGGAAACTGACAGTTGGATTGCGAAAGTGAACAACACAATTCGTGCGCAAGGGGATAACAGTGAACGGCTCATCCATATTGACTCGAATCTCGCTGCCGTGGTAGAAGCAAACGAAACGGAACAAGGATACTATGCTTCCACCGTGTCGCAGCATGACAAGGCCACAAACGAAATGCTGAGTTTTCGACAGATTGCAGAGTCGTTGGAAGCTGTTGGAAATAACTACAAATACCAGAGTACAAACAATATTCTGACTTCAAGAACCAAAGCGGAAAGGAACTACATTGTCCGGCTTATCAAGATGTATTGCGACGATACTAAATACCTTGCTGGTTCTATGCCGCAAAGTGAGAACCCGTTCTGTGTCCAGAACGTTGACGCTCTGAACCAGCGCGATGCGCAGTGGTCCGAAATCAAAGAGTATCTTGCACAGGACGAGAATCGCAACAAGCTGGATGTGATTCTTGGCTTCGTGCCGGATGAGGAGAGCGACAAGACTCTAATTCTGCACAGCATTGAAGAAAAAGGGAAGGCCATGTCTGATTCTGAAATCGAAAAAGCATATAATTTGCTGTTTGGTGACTGTAGCAATGGATGAATAATCTTGCGCTTTCGTGCGAGACCCGTATAATTTAGCTTGTACGATAGATACCATCTACTAAGCACACTGTGTGCTCGTACAATTCACACTTCGCTTTAAGGCGGACTTCCCACACCGGGAGGTTCGCCTTTTTGCGTACAAAAAAAGGAGTGTTATAATGGGTTGTATATGGACGGCTCTTGGCAACCGACTTGAAACCGCTTGGAAGAGACCTACTAAGCCCAACTCTAAACGCCCGAAAGACGGTGAAATCATCGACGAAGAGAAATCGGTGCGCTGGAACAGGGAAGAGGTCGTTCGCCGACAGAAAGCCTGGGATGCGGAATGCTCTCGGCTGAAGAAGGCGCAGAATGCAGAAATCGAACACATCTCGGAAGCTATCGAACTTCAAATTCAGGAAGACATCAAAGCCAAAACGAAACGCAGCATTTCCAAAAAGGCTGCAACCATCCTCTGGCAAAAAGCCTACGACCGTGGCCACGCCTATGGTTTCACTGACATCTACTGTGCCATCGAAGACTACGAGGAGCTGGTTGTTGCCGTACTTACAAACGCCCGCTGAACTCAACCACAAATCACAGAAAGGAAAAAATATGAAATTAAACGAATATCTCACAGAAAACGGCGTCAAGCTGATGATTAAAGGCTCCGGAGAAAATTATCCTCCACGTCAGACAAACGACCTCGGTATGTACGATTACGCCGAAGGTCTTGAAAACGTCATCGGCAAAATGGCTTGGATTTGCGATTATCGCGCAAATGCGGAGCCGACCAAAGGGCCAATTCGTAACATCAAACCTACCCCCGTTGTTGTTACGGATGCAAAAGAAACGAGCAAAACCATCTATTATTCTCCGGTCTATTTTCGGCCGGTAAATAAGGGTAAGATTTCTTCAACCGTCATTGCTCCCATGGATAAAACCGGGTATCGCTGCAACTCTGGTACTTCCGTCAACATCTTCTACACGAAAGAAAAGTGCGTGAAGTGCTATCGGGAGCAGGTTCGACAGGCAAACGAGATTTATGAGAAAGAGAAGGCTCGCATCATCAAAGAGTTCGACGCTCGCATGCAGATTCTCAATGATTCTCTTACGCCGTTCAACGATGTCCCGCAGAGCAACTACACCGTTGTTGCAAAAATGGATGTTACGAACGATTCTCTCGGATACAATGAGAAAAATCGGCATTTTTATCTCGAGACGACCCGAACCATGATTCCGACTCGCTATACCATCGAAATGCTCAAGATGCAGGCACTGATTGGCCTGGTGGATGAACTCCGTGCAAACACCACCTGGCAAAAGGGCATCCCTTTCCGTATCCTTATCAGAACAACAGTTTTCGTGGATGGTATTGAAGATGTCAGCCAGGCCACAACGGAATCTCAAACCATTACCCTTTGATGAACTGTCAACAACCCCGCCTAAACCGGTTCGCCGGTTATAGACGGGGCTTGCGGGGCAACCCGTAAGCCCGGTTGATTAGCCTTGGTGAACGGCAACTTCGGTTGCTGCGAACTCCGTTATGCATTTGAGTAAGCAGAAAATGCTGTATCTTAGTCTTTTCTAAGAAGCGCATTCCTCCCCATCTATAGCCGTAAGGCTTAGGTGGGGGGGTTCACAAAAAAGACAAAACAATACATATGTGAGGTAAAATGTTATGTCTAACAACATGTCTATTTCTTCCATCAAGGAACATTATAATAATCTCTGCACCAAAGCCAAAGAATGGAGTGCCGCCTACTATGAGCAGGATGCTCCGGTTGTAACGGATGAGGAATACGATTCCGTGATGTACGAGATTCGTGATATCGAAGCGGCACATCCTGAGTTCGTGACCGCTGACAGCCCTACACAGGTTGTTGGCGGCAAGCGTGTTCTCGGTATTCCGGTTGAACACCGTGTACCGATGCTTTCTCTGCTTGATGTGTTTTCCGATGATGAGGTCCGCAGCTTTGTGGATTTGGTGAAAGCTGAATACTCCGATGTAACCTTCTCTGTGGAGCGCAAAATCGACGGTCTGAGCTTGTCTCTTGTCTACGAACGTTCTGACGATGGTCTTGCCTATCTGACCCAGGCTTCGACGCGCGGTGACGGCCATGTCGGTGAGGATGTGACCGCCAATGTCGCAGCCCTCACTTGCCTGCCTCGCAGCATCGAGCTGCCCAAGGGTATCGGCAAAATCGAACTCCGTGGCGAGTGCTATATGTCGGAAAAGGACTTTGAAGCAGCCAATGCAAAGCAGGCGGAAGCAGGGAAGAAGCTCTTTGCGAATCCCCGCAACTGCGCTGCTGGCTCTCTGCGTCAGGCTGACCCGTCTATTGCACGGGAACGCAATCTGCAGGTGTTCGTTTTCAATGTTCAGAGCGTCAACAATGGTGATGCAGCACAGTTCAGCCCGTATCATTGTGACCAGCTGAACTATCTGCGTGACATCTGCGGTTTTAAGACCACCTATTACGCTCATTGCAATGACATTGATAGCATCTTGGCAGCCATTCACGACATTGAGGAAAAACGCTATGATATCGATTACCCGATTGACGGCGCAGTCATCAAAGTCGATGAACTGAGCATTCGCCAGAAGATGGGGGAGCGCACCAAGACCCCGAAATGGGCTGTGGCGTTCAAGTATCCCGCAGAGGAAAAGGGAACTGTCTTGCGCAACATCCAGCTGCAGACGGGTCGTACCGGCCGCGTCACTCCTGTTGCTGTCTTTGACCCTATCCAGCTTGCTGGTACTCGTGTGGAGCGTGCAACGCTCAACAACGCCAACTTCATCAAGACTTTGGATATCCGTATCGGTGACACGATTGTCCTGCACAAATCCGGTGACATCATCCCGAAAATCACGATGGTGGAGCTGGAAAAGCGCCCGACAGACGCTGTGCCTTATGACATGGCGAAGCAGGTCTGCCCCGTTTGCGGTGCGCCTATCGCACCGGTCAACGGTTCTGTGGACCTCTACTGCACCAATGACGCTTGCCCGGCAAAGACTGTGAATCGCGTTATCCACTTTGCCTCGAAACCCTGCATGGACATCAAGGGACTTGGTCCTCAGATGATTCAGGACTTGGTTGACAGCCGGTTCATTGAGAACCCCGTTGACCTGTACTGGCTCTATGAGGAGGAAGGTGAACTGACCAACATGTATGGCGCGAAGATTGCCAAGAAGGTTCTTGCTGCCATCGAAAAGTCCAAGGAGCAGAATGCCGACCGCGTCCTCAAGGGCCTTGGCTACCGTCTCATCGGCGGTCATGTTGCTCGTGCGCTGTTTACTCAATGCAAGGCTACGAACGGCAACCTTCTGACACTGTCCACGCTCAATGTAGATACCATCAAGGAGTGCAACATTCCCGGTTTCTCTGACGCTATCTATGCTGCGCTCGATGCGATGCTTTCCAGCGCTAAATTTACGCAGGAAGTCAATACTTTGCATGATGCCGGTGTCAATCTTGACTACCATGCTCCGGCAGGTGCCAATGATGAGTCTGCGCCGCTCGCTGGCAAGACATTCGTTATTACCGGCACGCTGCCTTCCATGAGCCGCGATGAAGCCAAAACTTACATCGAAGCTCATGGAGGTAAAGTCTCCGGAAGCGTCTCCAAGAAGACGAGCTATCTCGTTGCCGGTGAAGCTGCCGGTTCCAAGCTGGATAAGGCAAATTCGCTGGGCGTGCCCGTTCTGAGTGAGGACGACCTCAAGGCCATGTGCCAGTAAGGAGGTCTTGTGGTATGTATGACTTCGACCGCATCGTAAAAGCTGCGGAGTCCTGTGACTTTCACGACGCATTTGCCTCTGACATCAAGCGCTGTGAAAATGCTCTTGGTATGGGTGGTCTCATGGGAATCAATGCCGAATGCTGGCTTGACGTTCTGACCGCAATGTCGGATGCTGAAATTGCAGAGTATGTCCGCACCAAGTATAAGCCCGGTCTCTTGAATCCGTTTAAGGGAACGTCCTTGTACATCAAATCTTAACCTCTTGCCGCTTGCCCTTTACCGGGTGGGCGGCTTTTTTGTTTTATACACAATATCGCGCGTTTTGTGTATCACAAAATAAACTCACACGCCGTGTAACAAAATCCTTTGGCAACTTGCACGCGTGCAAACTTTTTTCAAAAAATACATCTAATTTCTTGACGGCGTGTGCGATACCCATAGAATAGATAATGTAACAGAGATATCATTGATTTGCCATAGTTCATATTCCTCCTGGAAGAAGGACAGATGCCCATATTGGGTTTCTGTCCTTTTTTCTTTTTTGAGGAATCCCGCAGGTTTTCTGCGTTTTATATAGATTTATCCCACGGAATGTGGACTTCTGACAGCCGAAGAAAAGGCTGATTACATAGAATTGTCATGCTAATCAGCATGGCACGTATACACTGCGTTAATGTGTTTATATAAATGTTCCTGCACGCGAACGCCGCGTTAAGAGCGTATTTATATACCGTATAACAATTACAAACCTTTAAGGAGGACATTATCATGATTCGAAACATAATTTAGCGAGTAGACACCATTATCAGCAACCACGAAACCAAAGCTAAGCAATATGCAGTTAGCTATGGTTCATTCGTTCACGGTCTAATTAAGACCTAGCTGAGCAAAGATGGTGTGATACTCGCGCTCCTGCTGGAGCAAGTGAAACTGACCGATGCCGCGAAATTTCTGCTGCTTTTGGCAGTAGTATCAATCGCTGGCGCATTTCTTGTCAAGAAAGTCTTCAAAAACTACAGCCACGTCAAAGGATTGGCAGAAGATTTTCTGAAAGCAACTGATGTTTTCGGGGCTATCAAAGAGGCAATTTCTGATATCGCCAACAGCTCCTGCAAAACAGACAACAAAGAATAATAACATCCCCGATATATGGGGCTTAATTGCTGTGGAGATAAATTCAAGAGCAGCACGGTAGCCCCACGTTACGGGGTTATATTATGGCTAAGAAGAATAACGTTAAGTTCAATGTAGGTATCACTAATAAGTATTTTGACGCTGTTTCGCGTCAGAACCTACCTATGTGCGCCGCTGCAGATGAAACGATTGACAACGGTTTTTCCAACGCTATCGGCCTCATCAGCATGCTGGTCGCTATCGTTAAAGGACATGACAAAAACCTAATCGGCATGGTTGTTGCCGACTGGGGTAAAGGCATGTCCAAGGAGAAGCTTCCGGAATGCCTGCAGTTCGGTAACGGTCATACCGATGAAGGCCCGCTGTGTATTCACGGTGTTGGTTTGAACAACTTCATCCTTGTTGCAACTCGCAACAAGTATCCCTGGTTCATCGCTTCCAAGGAACCGGGGGAGAGCACTTATCACCGCGTTGATGGTCCTTTCGCTACGACCATGACGATGACCGAGCAGGAAGAGATTCCTATGGCGGACGTCGTTATGCGTGAGCAGTTCCAGGCTCTCGGTGCTCCCTCTACCGTTATTTATGTAGAGATGGACAAGGCTACCGCCAGCACCATGCTGACCAAGAACGGCAGCTGTGCCGAGAGTCGGGTCACCAGCCTGAATGTGCTACGCACCTGCCTGGCTGAGCATTTTGGTGTTATGTACCGCAACTACCTGGCACCTGACGCTACTGGCGTCGCTCCTGCCCGTATCCTGATTCCCGACTACCGTATGGCAAATGGTAAGGTTTGCGATGTTCTCGTCAAACCTATTTTCCAGCCGTACAAGGAGAAGCGGCAGGATAAGCACTTCGTTGTAGAGTATGAGGGGTACGAAATCCCCGTCAAGGTCGAATGTGGCCTGCTCGATTTCGAGGCAACTCGGGGTGTGGTTACTGGCGGCTACGATTTGAAGCGCTTCTACCAGTACAACATGCCCACTCAGGGCCTGGATATTCAGCTCGGCGACCGCGTGATTTCCACAGCCCAGTTCGATACCATCTGGGATAGGGCTCGTCACCCGTCCTTTAATGCCTTTACTGGCGTAGTGGCTATCGATATCACTGGCCTGCCGCGTGGATTCCTGAACACCCTTGCTAACAAGTCTAACATTGACTTGAGCGACAAGGGATGGCGCAAGATTTTCGACGCTATTGCCGAGAACGTGAAGCCTCTCGATAGCGAACCGTTTACCCTTGAAAAGTATGCGCAGGAATTTGCCAATCGGTTGGTTGCTGACACCGGGAACGAAGTTGAACTCCAGTTCCCTCTGTACGCAAACCGGACCCGGATTGACGTTCTGGAGCACATCGATGAGTCCCATTGCAAGATTTACGACTTCATGAGCGGTGTTGCTACTTTGAACTCTGTAACTGAGCTGCGGACTCATTGGGATGGCGTGGTTGCACAGGGCATTCAGCCTGTTTCGGCTGTGATGTTCTGCAACAAGCGCGGTCCTATGCTCAAACATACCTGCGACGAGATGAACACTCTCGTGCAGGCTATGAATGACGAGGACTTCTACATGACCCTCGAAGCTGCTGGTGGTGATGCATCTAAGATGCCGCACTACAACTTCGATGTTATTCTTGACGAGAATATCCCCGTGAAGAAATAACATCACTTGCCGTCATCCGAAAGGGTGGCGGCATTATTTTTTTGTTCGACATTTGCACAGAAAAATTCCTTGTGCGGGATGTAGCGCTTTGCGCTGATATGTGCTATAATTGGCACAAAAAGGAGGAACCGACATGGCAGAAAATAATAACAACGGTGGCAAAAACACTAATATCATCACCAAAATTAACGATACCATTTCCAAAGTCCTTGGCGATTTCCCGCCCGTTGTTCAGACAATCGCAAAAATCGTTGTCTTCGGTGGACTCATCCTGCTTATCGCCAAAGCCATCGGCTATATTTTCCCGGTTGTTGTGAACGTTCTTTTCAACCTCTTAGTCAAAATCGTTGGCTTCTGCATTCTGGCAGCCTTTCTTTACGGCTGCTGGTACGAGGTAAAACTGCAAATGACTCGCGATGAAAACTCTTTCCTGCTGAATGAACGACTCAAGTATCAGAAAAAAGAGTATGAGGAGCGTGAACGCAGAAGACAAGAACGAGACAACAGACGATAATATATAATCATACATAGGCTGTCCAGCTTCGGCTGGGCAGCTTTTTTTATTTTTCTGTTGCAGGTTCTTGCGAATCGCATAACATAAAAAATATGAAAGGGGTTATATCATGAAGACACTTGAATCGATTTTCAGCAGAACTGCACAGTTTGGCTTGCTCATTTATCTGGCTGGTTGCTTTGGCCTGTTTGCTTTTTTGCTTGCTACAATTGCGAAATGGCTTAAACTCATCGACGTAATTCAATATATTGCCTTTGCTTTTGGACTTGGACTCCTCGCTTTGCTTATCGGCATGGTGGGTCTCTCACTCCTCGGCATTAGGCAAAACCGTAAACATAAGGAGGCAAAACACGTATGAGTAAAAAGATTATCAATATCACCGCAGCTGCCATGGCACTCGCCGTGACACTTTCCGGCTGCGCCACAGCTGTGGTTCAGGAACGGAAAGACCAGGCAGCCGCAGCAGCAAGCGCAGAAGCAGCACAGGCTGCCGCAACGGCAACACCGGAACCGACAGCAGAACCGACCCCGGAACCCATCAATGCCTGGTCTTTGCTGTCGAATCTCCCGGATTTCACGCCCGGTACATTGGACAGCCCTGAAACCACCTGGCCGGACGGTATTACGATGGGGCAAAGTCCTCTGTCTTACGATGACGGCAGCAAGTTCTATTCGCTGCGCAGCGTTGATACCGGCAAGACACTGGATATCACGGACGTTGCATTACAGGATGTTCGGGATTTGCCTGTAAAGGGATATCTGAAATTGAACGAACTTGAAAACGGTGATACAGTCATTGGCGAAATCAATGCAGAATCCACAGGCGAGGGCGTAGAAAAGGAAATCAGTGATTTTTCCATTCACACTGCCAGCAAGGATGACGGCTGTGACTATTATCCGATTGGATATAACGGCGGGTCCTTGACCTTGATGCTGGACGGTCGTGCAGCCAATGACGACGGTATCGATATTGGTGATGCGTTCCTTGACGGTCTCTATTATTCGTCTGTCACCCCGGATAAATTCGAAGGTTATCCGACCGATGGAGAGCCGGAGGAACAGTTCAACTTCCTGTATGGTTTGTTTGGCAATCCGTCCGGTCTCTACTGGACAAACAACGATTCTGTCGCTTTCAATTCCAGCAAGCAGTATCGCACCTTTGAAGATTTCCGAGATGCAGATTATGATGTCGAAATTGGCGGCAAGAACTTCTATCTGGTTTGGAACTATGACGGGTATAGCGTTGTTGCGGCGTGCAACGATACCTTTGACAGCGCTGATGTGAAGGGCACTACGATTCAGGATATCTACTTGTTCCCGAACATGACAGAAACCAAGTACCTGGTCGAAAATTCCGGCAGCCTGATTAGCGGTTATCTGGGTTATGGTGAAGCTCCCGTTATCTTGACTGGTACATACGCATCAGTCAACAGTGATTCGACTGTTGAACAGGATACAAGCGCGGAAGAAAACACCGACGCTGAATCTGGTGACAATTCCACGGCGGACGAAAACGCTGAGTCCAGTTCCGTTGACGAATAAAGAAGAGCGCACGCCCCGTCTATAGCCGTAAGGCTTAGGCGGGGTTAGCTTGTGTTTAAGGACAAGAATCAGAATTTTTTATTTTCCGTTCTGATAATGGTGTTGCCAGGTTGTGCGAACTGGATACTATAAAATTATAGTGAACCGCAAGGGAGGTGAGTGCTTTGAATATTACATCCAGCTATCAGGTAAGAATCGTCAACTGCAGCATAAATCTCAATGAGACCGTTCGAATTTATCGCAAGGCGCTCGCCTACCTGATTGGTGTTGTCAATGAAAACTGGGAGGCTGTCAAACGCATTGATACAGGCAGCCTTGAGCAACGGCGCTATATTGACAAGCTGGTTCACGGCACCAAAAATCATGAAGCCAGGTATCCTGATTTCGATAAGCAGTTCTATAAGTATCCTTGCTACCTGCGCCGTGCAACCATTACAGCTGCTATTGGTGCAGTGAGCAGCTATCGCAGCAATTTGGCAAATTGGGAAATGTCCGACAAAAAGGACAAACAGCCTACTCTTCAAGTGAACAGGAATGAACTTCCCACCTTTTTTCGTGACGAGATGTTTCTTGTAGACAGCGCACCTGAGAGGGTGAACGTCGTAAAGAATCCCAAGCCAAAAGACGAACTCACAGCGGAAGAAAAGAAAATCGAAAAAGCAAAACGCAAGGCTGTCGAGCTGCAAAACTCTCAAAATGAACTGACAGCTTTGAGTAATCACTGCACCGTCCGCTTGAAGGTTTATTACAAAAACGACTGGGTATGGGCGACAGTCACGCTGCGTAAAACGGATATTGCCTATTTGCGCAAATATTGGATGCACGCCTGTGCGTCAGCTCCTATGCTTGAAAAGCGTTTCGGCAAATACAGCCTGCGCTTTGCGTTCGATGAAAATGTTAAACTGAGTGATGCCCCTATCGATAAGCAGCGTGTCTGCGCGGTCGATTTGGGTCTCAATACCGATGCGGTATGCAGCATCATGACTGCTGATGGAACTATCCTTGCCAGGGAGTTTATCAACTTTCCAAGTGACAAAGACCATCTGTATCATGTGCTTAACCGCATCAAGAAGTTCCAAAGGCTGCATGGGTCCCGTGAAGCGCATAACTTTTGGCCCTATGCAAAGCGCGTTAATGATGAATTGTCCAAAAAGATTGCCGCAGCGATTGTAGAATTCGCGGTCCTCTATTCCGCCGATGTGATTGCCTTTGAGCATTTAGACTTCAAAGGCAAGAAAGCATCGTCAAAGAAACAAAAAATCCAGATGTGGCGTAAAAACGGTATCCAGCGCATTACGGAACATAAAGCTCACCGCTGTGGTATTCGTATCTCGCACATCTGCGCCTGGGGGTCCAGCAAACTTGCGTATGACGGCAGCGGCGAAGTAAAACGCGCACAAAATAACCATTCCCTTGCTACTTTTACAAGCAGCAAACAATACAATGCGGATTTGAATGCGTGCTACAATATCGGCGCACGCTATTTTATCCGTGAGGTAACAAAACCCATGTCAAAAAAGGCATGGTCTCAATGTAAGGCTAAAGTTCCTGACATTGAGCGCAGAACCCAATGCACTTTACATTCTCTCAGACAGCTGCATGCCTTTTTGAGTACTCCAAAAGAGGCTCAACTTGAAGCAGCTTCCTGATGTAGATGTATCGTGTTGCGACAACTTTGCGGGTGACTAACCCTTATGTGGTGACCAATGCCGTCAGGCGTTGTGAGCTAAGTTTGGGTCGTATCTCTACCTTCGGGTAACGCAGAGACTTACCGTGGGGCTACAACCCACGGAGGAGCCCTATTTAAGCCGAAAGGCTTAGGTGGGGAGGTTCACAGTTCGGAAAATTCCGATTCTTAATTCTAAAAATAGTTATTGCGTATTCGTGCGAAACGCATACAATAAAAATTGTATGATAGATAACAGCACACATACGCTATAATTTCACAATTCTGAGAAGCAGACTATCCGTTTGGAGGTCTGCTTTTTTTGTTGGAATTTTGCGGTGCTTTGCTGACGTTTATCGTAACTAAACACTACAAGGAGAAATAAAGGATGACCGTAACGAACACTGTAACAGAAACAGAACACTTAACTCCCCTGCGTTCCGCTGTAGAGCACATCAACTGGAATACTTTGTACCAGCAGAAAATGGCTCTCGAAGAAGTCTCTGACATGCTCTATGCCAAGAGAAAAGAGGATGACACGTTTGGCAAGGCTTCCGCCTGGCTCGAAAGCGTCATTGCACTCATGGAACGCTTGGGGGATGCAGCAGAAGAGGAAGGAAAGTTTAATTATCCCGAGCGGGACGAAAACGATGAACATCTGGATAACAGGTTCAATCATGTGTTGAATCAGTACCCGGATGTGGATATCTGACCAGTTCATATCAGGAGGACAATGATGCGGATTAACAGCAGTTGTGTGCTTCACAGCACCACGAGTCTCAACGCAAGAGTTCTTCCGCTCATTGGACGGGTCGGAACTCTTGAGCTGTCAAGCGGACAGCCTCTCGTATTCAAAACAACGACACCAAAACAGCAAGACATTCTGCGTACCAGCACGGTAAAAGCCATTGGCTTTGTAGGCAGCAGAATCTTCGTCAAAACCGAGCGAGGAACCCAATACACATTTGAATTTCAGTAACAACCAAGCGGCCACTAATCTCATTTATTTATAGATTGGCGGCCGCTATTATTTTTATCAATTTGAAAGGAAGTTTTTATCATGAATTTCATCAATGCCGCCACCAAGAAAGAACGCACCCATGTAGAAGAAATCATCAAGTCTCAGCCTGTTATGCCTCATGAAGGCATAACTGCCACTGAGATTGGTATTTGCGGCAAGCAGAATCTTTTCATGGACGTTTATCGCCCGGATAACGATGCCGAAAAGCATCCGATTATCATCGATATCCATGGCGGCGGCTTGATTGCTGGTCGGAAAGAACAGAATCAAAACCTGGCAACCTGGTTTGCCAAAGAAGGGTATCTCACCTTTGTTCCGGATTACCGTCTGGTTCCTGAAACCAATGTTTTCGGTCAAATCACAGATGTCATCAATGCGTTTGCTACTGTAGCTGAACGCGCTGAAGACTTCGGTGGTGACTTGAATCAGGTCTTTGTAGTAGCCGACAGCGCTGGCGCATTCCTTGCCTGCATGGCAAGCTCTATTCTCCGCTATCCTGTCAAGATGCAGCCGGTAGAGGACGAGCTGGAAGAGAACGTACCCGAGGCAGCCAAGAAGCTCGTCATCAACGCAATGGGCCTGCAGAGCGGTATGTATTACATCTACAAGGGCCAGGTAGGTTTGCTTCAGAACTACTATATGTCTAAGGGCTGGAAGAATCACAGTTATGCTGAGTTCATCAAGCCTGAAACCTATTCCAAACTCATCCCCCCGTGCTATATCTGCACCGGGAAAAAGGACTTTCTCAAGAAACAGACTTTTGGGTTTAAGAAATGCCTCGAAAACGAGCGCGTTCACCACGACTACGGGTTTGTTTCCAAGAGAGAAACGGTCCATGCTTTTGCAGCGCTCTATCCTGAGACTGAATCTGCAGTCGGTGTGAACCGCGAGATGATTCGATTCTTTGACACCTTCAAAAAATAACAAGGAGCATATTTTATGACTCACAACGAAATGGTTCATGGTCTCTGCACGCAGGAAACTATTACCGTACAGGACTTTGCTGAACTGATACGATTCACGCTCGATGCCAATGAAGAAGTCATCTACGACGGATGGATTAACGTCTACGTCCCTATCTGGTTCGATGCAGACAAAGCATTTGGCCTTGATTTGAACTCAGAAGAAAATGCAGATTGGATTAACATGTACATTGACTGGCATCCGGACGATACCATTCGTACATACATTTCCTACTGCAACAATTCCACCGATGACCCCGACTTCAATCTCGAAATCATCATGAGCCCTCACCACCGGGAATTGTTCAATGCGTATTTCAAAGAACAGTTTAAGGCGGTTTATCACATGAGTGTCGAAGAAGCGTGGGCTAAATTCGGCACCGAATAATATAGTGAGGAGATATATCATGGCACGTAAAGAAATCAAAATTTTCATGGACGCCAAGGAAGCTGCCAGTTTCCTGAAAACTATCGATTGGTCCTGGCTGTTCGGCTTTCTCAGTGAGCGCTATAACGTTTCGCTCAGCCCTCGCAAAGAGCTGAAAGACAACGGCGCAGCAATCATCAAGGTCGAATGGCCTGATGAACTGATTGAAAAGTGCGGAATGATGGCTGATGTCTTCTCGTCAGTCAAGCTCGTCACGTTCGATTCGTATTTCAAGGAAATCGTGGAATACGATGAAGATAAGTTCAATGAAGAACGTGAAGCATGGCTTACCAATCCGACAAAGACGTTCAGCTATCTCGATTGCGAGGGCATCGTCAAGGAACGGACTCTTGCGCTGAACATCTCCCTTCGCTATACGCTGTATGACGGAGGCTACAATTTCGCAACGCTGCTCTATGCGGTTTATTCCGATGTAAACGGCTGGACTATCCAAATGGAAAAGGAGTAATGGCAATGGTTGAAATGGCATTCAAAGTAAATCCCGGCACCACTTTCTACAAGAATTATTTTTCGACAAAGGAGGAAAAAGCGCACTTCGTTGAAATTGCGAAGCAATTCTTCGACAAATATTTTCCCGGTGAGAAATTCTCGTATATCTTGAATGACCGGTTGACGGTCGAATTGACACCAGAGCTGCTCGCCAAATACGAATCTCAGGTCATGAAACGCCGTGACCCTCACGGTTTTGTCATCTTCAAACAGCGTTCGCCCATGAACTGCCTGTGGGAAGATGAGGTCTGTAAGAACGTGAACGGCAAGAAATTCCTTGCCAACCAGTTCTGGTGGGCCAACTTCAACGGTTCTGGCCGCATCACTACGGAGCTGTGGGATGATGAGCAGGGAAATATCTACGGATATTATTCCTGCGAATATGCAACTCGCAGCACCAAGGTTCCAGACACCGTTACGCAGATTAAGCTGAGTGAATATCACGCGGCTTACGAAGCATACACGGAAGCCAAAAAAGCAACTGCTGACGCCGCTGCTACAGCTTGACGCTGCTTGCGATGCCGGTAAAATTGTGAATGTACGATAGATAGCATCTGCGCATTTCAGCGCTCGTACAATTCACAAACTGATACAACTAGGCAGACTCATCACCACGATGGGCCTGCCTTTTTTGTTTACAGAAAAAGGAGAAAAATATGAACACAAAACGAATCAAAGAATTGGCTGCACTGACCGATGGAGAACTTGCAAGGAAACTTCTCATCCAGGAGTTTGGCAATGACTCTGAAACCCATTGGGGAAACAACGCACACGATGAACGTGTGATGGTTACTATCAATCCAGACGGAATCGCTCAAAGGACCTGGGAAGCCGACCATTGGGTTCGCCTTGACGAATTCGACAAAGACGGTTTCTATGCCCGTGAGATTTACGAGGGGAAATGGGTCGATGAGCCATTGCCCAAAAACGTCATTGCACGAAATGTCACAATTGCTGCACCGAAACCTATTCAGCAGGAATCCAAAGACACTGAAATTCTTCGAGCGGCACAAGTCCTGTGCAAGCAGCTGACCGGAGATGACACCTTTGGATGGAATCCTGAGCTTCTTGCACAGATTGCGGATTGCACGGCAGCTTTGCTTGCCACCAACGGAATCAGCTCTCATTTTCCGAGCGCCAATACTGAATCCATCTGCTCTTGGGAAAAGCCAGTCGTCGAATATCAGCGTCCGGATTACGCCCTGGAGTATGGTACTAACTACTAAAACGAGGAGGATATCATGGCAAAAAACTATTTTGGTGTCGTTCTGACCACCAAGGAACACGATAAATATCGTCTTGTAGTATACCGCTACAAGGACCCTGGCATCCTTAATACCTGCCCGATGTGTCAGCTGCTTCGGGCCATCTGGGTCGCGGGCGGCGTCTTTCCTCAGAACAAGGGATATGATTACGCGATAATCTACCAGCAGAACCCGAAGGTTGAGAAGTACGTTGTACACGCGGACACTATTGGCCAGTATACTGGCATCAACGATTCTCTCGGCAATTTCATCTTTGAAGATGACATCATCACTTTCTGGCTGAAAAATGATGCGACCCGAACACGCCGCAAGGGTGTAGTCGAGTATTCTGAATCGTCGGCCCGTTTTATGGTTCGCGTTTGCGAATCCACGGACGTTGTCATGCTCAAGGATTGCTGCTGCATTCACGTGATTGGGAATGTCTTTGACGGTGAATTCGACAAGAGTGAAAGCGAAATGAAGCAACTTTATACGGAATGCTTGAACCTTGCAAAATCCATTGACGCTATCATGCTCTGCTACAACCCGGACATCGACGCTCTCAAGGCTGAAAATCTTTCTGATATGGCTGTGCGCTTGCTCGATGGAGTTTCCCGCCGTGACGTTGTCAAGGACTTAGAGGATTTTCGTGACAAGTGGAGGCATTACAACGAACAGGCAGCAGCAGAATCTCAAGTGATTCTTGACAAAATTTCTGAGCTGTTCGAAAAGGATGGTGATAGCAAATGACGACCGAAACTGAATACCAAAATGCCGTGAACTACCTCACCAAGCTCCTGAATGGCGGCTTGATGGGGGAGCGAGGCAGTAAACCTTTGCGTATAGCCATCGAGGCTTGTGAGCTGCAAATTCCAAAGCAGCCCATCTCGAAAAGCTGGTCTCCGAACCTCTGCCCACATTGCGATGCGGACTTAGGCGGGGACTGCAACGATGGGTACTACCAGAATCTACATTATGAGCGATGCCCTGTTTGCGGACAAAAACTCAAATACATCTAACCGGCAGGGAGCAATCGTTCCCTGGAAATCATTACCCCGCACAGGCCCCAATGCTGCCTGTGCATGATTTTTTTATATTGCAAGGAGACTATCATGGAATACAACAAGAAGTTTGACCCTGTAGCTCGTATGAGACACGAAATTGAGCACAGCAAAGAAACTGTCATGCTCTCGCGTGACGGCAAGATGGTTGGCAAGATTGTCAATCGTCATTCTTACCGCTGCCAAATGGAAGGATGTCGGGGCTGGCGCATCTGCGTCAAATGGCCAGATGGACACCACACTTACCCCTGCTCCTGCGGCTGCCGGAGCATCGACAAAAACACGCTGCAAATTGTTTAGCAGAAAAGGAGAATGTATCATGACTTTACCGACCAACCATCCATACTTTTTCACTTGCCCGCAGTGTGGCTGCAAGCTTATTTCCGTATCCAGCGGTGTAAAGGCTAAACCGCATTGTCCGGAATGTGACTATTCTGCTGATGACGCATTCGTGGTCAAGGACCGCATCATGAACGAAGCTATGAATGTCATCGCTGACAACACAGAACTGGCTGAAAACTTTGCCGAAACCGTGAAGCGTGAAATCGCAAACGACGACGGTTCATATGCACACATCGGTTTCCACTTGGCAAACGACATTCGGAATCAGAGTCCCGCGTCCGAAGTGCTCCTTACCCTCTGCGGCTGGAACATTGACACGCTACTCGACAAAACGCCTCCCATCGCTATCGAGGACTGACGCCATTGGTACTGTCCAGAACGTCAAAACTTTGGCACAAATACGCCTTGCTGATACGTGCGAATCAGAGATAATAATATTTGTACGATAGATATCATTTGTCTTTGACAAGGTCTCTTGTGCATGTACTATTCACAATTTCGTTGAAGAGCGGACTTCTTGTTATTCAGGAAGCCCGCTTTTTATATTAAATTTTAAGGAGTGTATTATCTATGTCTAACAAAACAAACCAATCCGTTCTGGTCAATGACACCAGCAGCTACTACCTCAAGCAGTATGCAGCTCTGCAGTTCCCGGGCTCCGTTGACAATTTCGGGACCAAGACACCCATTCATCTTTTGCAGCAGCAAGAAGAATCTGAGCACAGCGTATCCTTACGTGAAGCTTGCGATTCGGATTATGACCTCGATGGTGCGCAGTTCTTGTTCGAGGGCGCGACTTATGACTCGGTGACAGATTTGGTCAAGGACAATCTGTGCCTTGACGACGAAGAATCGATTCAGAAATACAATGAGCATCCTCGGTTTGACCCGTTTATTCCGTACGATGAACTGGTTGACAAAAAGAATGCCGACAGGGAAGACATCCGCGATATTCGTGATTCGCACTGTCTCGACACGATGGCCGACTATGTCGATATGTACTCCACGGCAAGCGGGTATGATACAGCAGATGACATCACAGTTCTGCTTCCTTCTTCCTCGTATGAAACTGTGGGTATGGCGTTCACGCATCAGGCCCTCAAGCAGTATGAGAAGTCGATTGACAATCATCTGTTCCGTAAGCACCGCTGCTATGCGGCGTGCGGAGAAGGCTATGGCCGTGAAGCTGGCGACTACTATCCCATCATGAATTTTATTCGTGATGCAGGGGAACAGCTGCTGGTTCAGGACCTTGAGAATTTTGATGTCAAGGTCATGGAGCTTGCTTCCGACGATGAAGTCGCTGACTTTTATTGCGAACATCCTCACGAGTTGTTTCGAGCTGCTTATATCAAAGTCTCTGAAAAAGACACCATTGGCAAATGCTATTCTCGTCTGTACGTCTTTTGCTCCGGTCACGAGGAAACCTTCTCTGACGGAAGCAGTTTCCCGGTTTGCGACAGCCATTATGTCAAGGCCGTCAAGGAAGGGAAGGAATACAAAGTTCCTTATCCTTTTGACTGCAACCGTTTCGCCGATGAACTGAACAAAAAGTTCAATGAAAAGGAACGCTTGACACCCGCTCAGCGCCTTTTCTTCTGGACTGAGTACAAAAAACCTATCGAATAACAAAGAGGAGAAATTGCTATGAAAAGCTTTAATGTTGTTGTGACCGTTTCCACTACCATCTGCGTTGATGCCAACACCCCTGAGGATGCCATCAAGAAAGTACAGAAGGCACTTGACGCCAACGATGCTGGGACTGCCATGCAGCTTGGCGAAAACCTGTCGTGTGCTTTGCGCGATGGCGGCTATCAGGTGACTAATGCCGTTGAAGTGGACGAGTAAGGGGAGATGCGATATGACAATCCCTTTAATTCCTTGTCCTTCCTGTGGCTTTACGCTCAAGCCTGTCTGGTTTCTGGAAAAGGAGCTGGACAATCACGGCATCCCGACCGGACGCACTCGCAAGGCTTGCAGCTGCTTGCTCTGTGATATGTGCGGATACAAAGAAACAGTAGACGATTCATTCGATGAACCGTACAAATGATTTAAGGAGCAAAAGAAATGATTGGATTTTATATTCAGAATTTAGAGGATTTTGATGAGGCTTGTGAGGCTCTTGACTCCTGCGGTGTTAAATTCGAATTGGACGGTGGCGACCGCATTATGGTTGAAGATGAACTTCGTCAGGATGCGCTCAGTGTCTTCGACGAATATGACATTGATGCTGAGGAGGTCTGAACTATGCTGCGTCCCAACAAAATCAGTCCCCAAAAACCATGCCCATTCTGCGGTGCCTTTCTCGAAAATCAAACACCCAGCGTCCTCTGGTGCCACCCGCAAAACGGTTGTTTGCTGAGTCTCCGTGCTATCGCCGGAGACGACCAGATTGCTCAGTGGGATACGCGATACGGTGAGACGGCTGGCAAAAGCAATGTAAATTGTGAGGAACGATAATGGCCAGATTTTTCGTTTATAGCACGAAGGAAGCTGCTGCGGCTTTGAAAGAAGCGCATATCCCTTACCGGGTACACGGCGAGTACTGTATATCGGTGAACAATGATGATTACAGCACCGCTGTTGAGGCTTTCTTTCGCAACGATGTAAGTTTTCAACCGGAATAAAGGAGGTATTTCTCATTACAAGATTCTTGGCGTTTGGCCTTGCTGCCGCATGCGCCGCACTTGCTCAGGAAGCGATTCCGTATTCACTTGACTGCCATCGACTGATTCTGGTTGATGAAAGCCATTACTTTGAAACCATTGATATTTTCGATGATTACGACATTGATTTCGATGTCATTGGAAACTTTTGAAAGGAGAACTAATATGTTTACAAAAGAGCTCTATAAAATCACATGTACCCGCAACGGTGAAACCAGCGATATCGGCACTTATTTGCTGAAACCTGGTCCCGAGGCTCCAATGGACTGCTACCGCAACTTTTTGAACAAAACGGATGTGGCCGTTTCCATCAAAAGCGTACCGGACGGATTTATCATCACTGATAATTCTGAACCTGACACCAGCTACCACCTGATGTTTATCCCGATGGACGACGATTTCTGGGCCCGCTGCGCGGCTGAAAAGGAAACCAAATAGTACATATGCCCCTTCGTCCTGTTTGGGATAAGGGGGCTTTTTTAGTGCAAAAGCTCTCATATTTGAGGTGAAAACATGCCGGAAAAAGTCAAAAAGCCCGCTAACCCCACGACTAACTTGTTGCATAATATCAGGTCGCCGCAACCGTCACCTGTGCAGTCATCTTAGAGAGAAAGTACTAAAAAACGCCAAAGATGCAAAACTTGCCTGGATTGAGGCTGCTTTCGAAGAACGTACTGAAATCCGTGAGCCAGATTTCATCGCATCTGAGTCTTAATATTTCTCGTGCTTTTGTCTTGACTTCGCTTGCAACCACCATATACTCTTTAGTGTACAATTGATGACATCCTAATCGACCGTATTCACAATTCTGCAGACAATGGCAGACTCACCGCTTTCGTGGGCCTGTTTTTTATGCGTTGATGCCGCTTGCTGTTAAGCAGGTGGTTTTTTTGTTGACGCTGCTTGCGAACGGCATAAACTTTTAGTTGTACGATAGATATCATCTACCAGGCGCGTTTTGCGTTCGTACAATTCACAATCTCGTACAATGAAGGCAGATTCACTTTCGGGTGAGTCTGCCTTTTTTGTTTGTGATAAAGGAGGAAAACATATGATATAGCAACGCTAAAATACTTTGTGTCAATGTTGTTTTTTGTTGAACCGAGAACTTTTTTGTGCTACAATAAATGTAAAGACAAAAGAGCTCTCCTAAATTTTGAAAGAAAGGAGAGTCCGTAATGAGCGAGGAACTTATAATGAAAAAATATCATTTTATCATCACGCCTACTGGCGAAAGAAAGCTCGTTTTTTCACCTGATGTTACATACATCGATGGTAAAGATGCTGAGTGTCTTTATAATCAAATCATGAATGGCGAACCTTCTACCGAAACCGATGAACAAGCTATGAAAAAAATCGCAGAAGAGGACGCACGTTTGCGGACACTTGAAGCAAATGGAGCTCAGATTTGAGCCAAAATTTTATCGGGAACATCTTGGCGAAAAAAGTGACCACAAATCCCTTATCCAAGATTTCCAACCTACTAGGCCAGAAGGCTATGGCTTGACAAGATATCTGCAAGACCAAGCTTTCGTTGATGAAGAATCCGGAAATATCCGCACCTATTTGATTCGTCAAAAAGGGACCGGCGAACTTGTTGGATATTATTCGATTCGTGCAGGAAATATCTTGTTGAGGCAAAAAGAATCGACGAATGTCATCTCTGGAATCGAGCTTACGAATTTTGCTGTAAACGGCAAATACAGAGTGCGTCACCCTAAAGTTACAATGGTCGGAGCACGAATTTTCTATGGATTTATCATGCCTCAGATAAGAGAAATTCGTGAAACACTTGGTGTAAAAATTTTGTATATTTTTGCTCTTGACCAAGTTCCTTTGTTAAACTACTACAAACGATTAGGCTTTTTGTCCCTACAAAAGCAAGACGAACAATTTGTTTATCAAACATGCAAACCGTCCTATGATGTAACTTGCATTTTCATGTATAAACTGTTATGATTTTCGCCCGTTTACCGTATCGGTAGGCGGACTTTGCTTTTTTGTTGACGCCGCTTGCGAACGGCATAAACTTTTAGTTGTACGATAGATATCATCTACCAGGCGCGTTTTGCGTTCGTACAATTCACAGTCTCGCACATTGAAGGCAGATTCACTTTCGGGTGAGTCTGCCTTTTTTTTGTTTGTGCGAACACAAGAAAGGAAGGAATTAACAACAATGACTGCTAATCTGAAAATCGGTCCTTGCCCAAATGCGGCAACACGAGGACGGCGACTTTATCGAAGCCAAATCTGACTGCGATGAAGTGACCCATGCACCTAATGCCGAGGATTTGTTCACATGCTCCAAGTGCGGGGCTGAGGTTCCGGCAAAATATGCATACAGCGAATAATTTCGCGAATACTTTTGCAAAACCATTCGTACATACCATCGTTAAAAAACAGGCATGACCTAACGATTTGTTAGGGTACTTTTTTTGGAGGGAAATACTATGAAAAATCGTGTACCTGAAGTCTTTTTGTCCGAAATGTTCGGCGAATTGCGCATCATGGAGGATGACAACAAATTCTATTTTTGTGCCGCAGATGTTTGCTCGGCCTTGGGCTATTCAAACCCAAGCCATGAGCTGAACATACATTGCCGCCATGATGGCATCAAGGCTGGCAGGACGGATGTGAACGGCGTTCCCCGCATCATCAAGTTCATCTCAGAAGGTAACGTGTATCGCCTCATTTGCCGCTCCAACAAACCCGAAGCGGAAAAGTTTGAGACCTGGGTTTTTGACGAACTCTTGCCCCGGATTCGCCAGACCGGCGGTTATGTGAATGACCCAGTAGTCTTTGTCGATAATTGGCTCCCGAACACGGACGCCAAAACCAAGGCTTTGCTTGTCACTTCGCTGGAAGCTGTCAAGAATCAGGACAACATTATCGGCGTGCAGCAGGAGAGTGTTGAGTTCCATCGCGCGGTGAGTGCATCCGTGAACAGCGTCGATTTCGGCGAGTTTGCAAAATGTCTTGCCAACGACCGTATCAGCATCGGCCGCAACCGTCTGATGGCGTGGCTGCGCAAAGAAAAGTATATTGACTCTGCAAATGTTGCTTACCAGCGCTACATTGACCAGGAAATCTTCGAGGTTAAGGAAACGGTGTACTATGTCGGCACCACTTACCATACATCGCGTAAGACGCTGATTACTCCTAAGGGGCAGGTGTATTTGGCCAAAAAAGTATCCAAAGGATACAAAGGTTAATTTTGCTTGACCGCGCTTGCGGAATGAATAAAATCAGTCTTGTACGATGGATACCAGCAAATCCATAGTTATTCACAACCTGTAGCAGAAAGCAGACTCATCTTCGGATGGGCCTGCTTTTTTTGTTTACATGAAAAAGAAAGGAACGATTTCATGAATTTTAACCCTAATAACCAGAACACTCTTCTCACAAAGAAAGTCGCAGCACTATACGAAGCAATGCAGAAGGCTGGTGATAGTGGTCTCGCCTTTATGGTCGTTGACAGTCTCAATAGTCTTGCAAATTATGCCAGGTTTTTGGCTGAACAAGAAATCTTAATTCAGCAAGCTCGTATCACGATGGATGCTGCAAGCTACCTCATTTTTTATCACAGCGTCGATTCTGCCCGTACCAGTTTGCTCGAAAACGCGGCTGCCAATGTCGCTTTACTCAACCGGCTGTGCAAGAAATACAACACAGACCAGATTGCTGGAAATGTGGCAGACGCAATTGAAGCCGAAATGAACTCCGGCAACATGTATTCTCTTGCTAATTCCCCGGCCTACACTGCATTCGCCAAAGAGGTTCTCAACACCTATTATACGACCGGTTCAGCCGGAAGCATCTGTAACAAGTAAATCAATCCAAGCCCTTTACGGGGTCCACATTGCGGTGGAGGCAAAAGCCAAGAGCCGCACGATGACCCCGCGTTAAGGGGAGACGTATGAGTATCAATCTGAATAGCCGCAACAACACCCTCTGCTGCAAGGTCAACGACCTGTACACCGCCCTCATGGCCTCTGAACTACTGAACGACTGCGTTGATGACGTTGTCGTGATGCTCAAAACCTGTGTTGATTACGTCAACATAGTGTCGAGTCAGGAAGTCCAGATACAGCACGCGCGTTTCACGATGGACGGTGAGGAGTTTCGACAGTACGTCATGGAACTCGACCGTCATCGCCGTGCGTTGCACGAAGGGTTGATGGCACGGGTGAACTTTGCCAATCGTCTGTGCGTGAAGCTGAACACACCTGTTCTTGCTGAACGGGTCACGGAAGAGAACCGAGAAACCTATTTTGCTTTCGCAAAAGAGGTGGTCGATTCCTATTTCGGTGAAGCCATGCAGAACGGACGATTGCTCTAGGGCAACATTGTCCCAACCCGTTTTAACACTACAACTATGGAGGTATTTATTATGTCTAATAACAAAGAAATTATCTGCAAACTCATCAAAGCCAAGAACCAGGAGGCCAACAGCTACACAGACCAAACTTGCTACAATGCTGCCTACTGCTATGGCTACGTGGACGGCGCAACTATGGCACTGAACACTTTGAGCGGCGTACCCGAACGCCATAAGTGCTATGCTATCCTGTCCCATTATTCCAATGAAGATATCGGCACGTTTGACTCCGTTGCAATTTGCGGCGGGGTACATATGAGCTTTGAGTCGGCCAAGAAAGCGGCTGATGAAATGCTTGCGGTCGATAAGGAAAATGGGTGCCACGATGACGCCGTTCCGTACACTCTCGACGATTGCAAAGAGTTTGACGACCTTCCTCTGTACATTGCAGGCGAGTGGGTCAAGGACGAATTTGAACGCTATCACAACTTTTACGCTGTATTTGAACAGGATGCAGCGCTGTAGAAAACAGAACGCTGGAGGTGCTCTTATGTTTAAGGTGTTAGGCGGCATTGGCCGTTCCGTTCCACTCTACAACGGCAAGGCTCGAATCCTTGTCAAGGCAATTATCCCGGCTGCGCCAAAGTGTCTTGCTGAAATGCAAAGCATCTGTGAGGCAAACGGCTGGAAATCCGTTCTGGATGAACGCGGCAACCTGGTCGTTTTGTCTGTTGTTTCCATTGACGCTTATCGACTGTCTGACAGCACCTTGATGACCGCATATCTGCACTTTGCAGAAACTGCAGCTCAGAAACTTACTGGAAACAAAAACCGGTATCTCGTCGCTGGTGTCGTGTCCTACGACGCGGCCGCATAAGGAGGCAAGCAACATGAAATACCACGGATTTGATTTGCCCCTCGATTGGTCTCAGTACCTTATCCAGAAGGCAGACTTGCACGAATATGAGCCATCTGAGCCGGGGAAGAGAGTCGAGGCTTTACTCGAAAAGCTCTACCTGCCGCAGAATTCCTACTCTTACGCAAAATTTCCTCAGTGGTTCGCCGACGCCGCAGACAAGGGAACCGAAGAAGAACAGGTACGGTATGTGATGAATCATCTCTGCCCGAACTTGTACCACTTCTACGAAAATCCGACTCAGAGGGACTTCCGTCTGGGACCTGATGTCGTAAATATCATGGTTCGCCAACATATGTGCGAAAACACACAGGCGACCATTCTGAACGAGGATGGTTCTCTCTATCAGGATGGGGTCCATGATACCCACAAAGAATTTCTTCTGCTGACGTTGTTCTTCGAACACGAGTTTAGCGAGATGGATATCCGGTGCGCCCGCGTATCGTATACCTCATCGGACGCTGAAATCAAAGCCTGCTTCCTGCACGCGGTTCATAAGCGCTTTGGCTTGATGGACCCGGCAGCAGAAAGGCTCTGGCTCAGCAACAAGTCTAACAAAGTTTACCTCATTAAAACAATCCACGGAATCGTTTGAACACAAATCAAAGGAGTGTAAAACTATGAAATCTGATACCATTCGCAACGACTACGCTGCAGCTCGAATCTCTGCCATATCCGCTATTATCGCGGCGGAGGCAATCGGAGTCACTATGATTCTGATTCTGATTCAGTCTTTGCTGAAAGCTGTTACGCCGCTGACATCGGAATCCATTCTGATGCTGGTCCTGGGTTCTTTTGTCAGGACCGGAACCACCGCATTCTGCATTTTCGGCGTGGCCTCTGCGCTGGCTGCCTTGTATGTATCGGCTTGTGCGACGAGAGAACGGTATTTTTACATTGAGAAGGACGAGCTCAAATTCATAGCCAAGACCAAAGAAATGTTTGGCTGGCTGAAGAATTCTAAGCCTGCAATTGGCTGCTTTGCAGCGGCAGGAGCGTTCATAATAATGGCAATATCTCTTATCGCTGATATCGGCATCTTTGATTCCGGTCTCAGTCGCGAAACGCTCGGTGCTCTCATCAATGTTGCAGTTCTGATGCTTCACATCGCCGGTGGCTGTATCGTTGCTTCGGTGGCTTGTGCGGTTTGGGACAGCAATAAAATATAGGACTCAAAATTTTAGACCTGCGTATATTAACCAGAGCTGCCTGTCTTCGGATTGGCAGCTTTTTTTATTGTAAAATTGTGCGAGTCACGGATAATAAAAAATATAAAAATCATAAATACAGGAGAGCGAATCGCAGTGACAGATTTACTTGGCAATATGATGCGGAATGTGCGAATTGACGAATAAAGAAGAGCGCACGCCCCATCTATAGCCGTAAGGCTTAGGCGGGGTTAGCTCGTGTTTAAGGACAAGAATCAGGATTTTTTATTTTCCGTTCTGATAAAGGTATTGCCTGGTTGTGCGAACTGGATACTGTAAAATTATAGTGAACCGCAAGGGAGGTGAGCCACTTTGAAAGTACATAAAGGCTATAAATTTCGGCTAGAGCCTACAGAAGAACAGAAAGTCAAAATCAATAAAACGCTCGGCTGCTGCCGTTTTGTATATAACTCTATATTAGATAGGCGGATAAAAGCCTACAAGCGACGCGGCGAAAGCATGAGCTATATTGATACGCAAAATCTACTTCCTCAGATGAAGACCTATCTTCCTTGGCTTGCAGAAGCAGATAGCCAAGCACTTAAATATAGCTGCCGTCAGTTAGATAATGCCTACAAAGGCTTTTTCGAAGACGGTAAAGGATTCCCTCAATTCAAACGAAAAAGAGGAGAAGAAAGTTATACAACTACTAAAGCAAAAAGCATTAAAGTTGACGATAAGTACATTCAGCTTCCTACACTTGGAAAGGTGCGCTATCGCAAAAGCCGCAACATTGAAGGTCGTATTTGCAAGGCAACAATCCGTCGTTCAGCAAGCGGAAAATACTATGTAAGCATTCTTTGCGAAGTAGAAGTAGCACCGCTTCCTGTTAAGAATGCCGCTATCGGCTTGGATGTTGGCATCAAATCTTTTGCTGTTGACAGCAATGGAAACGAACATCCAAACCATAAGTATCTACAGAAAGCGGAAGCTAAACTAAAGCGTGAGCAGAAAAAACTGTCACGCAAGAAGAAAGGCTCTGCCAACTGGGAAAAGCAGCGCATCAAGGTGGCTCGCTGCCACGAAAAAATAACCAACAAACGAAAAGATACCCTACATAAGTTGTCGTCCACACTGGTGAAAGAAAACCAAATCATCTGTGTAGAAGACCTCAATGTAAAGGGTATGGTTCGTAATCATAACCTTGCTAAAAGTATTTCTGACGCTTCTTGGGGAGAATTTTTCCGACAACTTGATTATAAATCCAGTTGGGCAGGAAGAGTAGTTGTCAAAGTACCAACATTCTATCCAAGCAGCCAGACCTGTTCCTGCTGCGGATACCAAAACAAAGAGGTTAAAA